GTTGGCACCACCTTCTTTAGTTGGGATGGCACGGGGGTCAGCCGGATGAAGAAGATCACCAACCAAGGTGGCTTCTCTATGGGGGCAGACTCGTCCATCGTCATTGCTGCCGGGGATAATGTCGATACCTACGTCACTGGTCGTGGCATCGTCGCCGCAACGACTGCGGAGAACTTGCATTTGGTCGCAGACTCCAATGTGTACATCGCACCCAACCAGCAAAGCGGATATACGACCGCTGCCCAATGGGTGTTCACGACAAGCGGTCAAGTTCAGCCCGCATACAGTGGAGGGAACTCGACTCCGACGTATTCGTTTAGCGCCGACACCGACACCGGGATGCGCCTAACTACTGCTGGAAACTTACGTCTCAGTGCAACCACTGACGCCGCTTTTTTAGACGTAGACGCTGTAAACTTGCGAATCAATACAAATCGGTATCTCACCATTTCGGAGGCACGCAACGAATTACTGCTTCTAAACCACACATCTACCACTGGAAGCCCCTACATCTCTTGGAATCAAAACGGCACTCGCCGGATGTACCTCTCGTACAACAACAGCAACGCCCATACCTACCTCGTCAACGAAAACGGCGGGACGATTGAATTGCAGACTACGGCTGACGAAGCCCTGACGGTGCGAGTCAGTAACACAACCGGGAACCCTTACATCTCGCTTGCCAACAACGACGGCTACAAAGCGTATTGGCAAGTCTATGACGACGGGACGACCTACTTCGGCACGGCTGTCTCAAACCAGAAACTTTACCTCCGCGACTTCGGCCAATCGTTCAACCTCGCTGCCTTTGAACGTGACGCGACCTACATGGCGGTGTTCAACTCGGTTAACAGCGGAGTGCTCCGACTCAACAACACCTCGGCTACAGGCGATGTCAATTTCGCTTTCTCACAGGCTGACACCGATAGGGCGTACCTCCAATGGAACAATGCGTCGAGCCTGTTGCGAATCAACCTGAGTAGCTCCAACACCCACAATTTCGCTGTCCAGACAGGTGGGCAGAATCGGTTCTATATCAACGGCACCAGCACCGCCACCGGACGCTACTGGTTTGACCTCGGTCAGGTCTACAACATGGAGGGCGATGAGGTCACGCGCACGACTGCCGGTTCCGTCACACTGGATTGGGACAGATACAACCAAGTCGATCTCCGCAACGACGGGAACATCGACACCATCGATATTGATGATGTCTCAATGCAGGACGGCGGTCACTACTGTCTGGTCATCCGGTACGCGACTAGCGGTCAAACTTCCATCACGTTCAGCGCGGCGGGTACGCTGCAATGGCAGGGCGGCTCCGCGCCGACGCTCCCGAACGCGACAGTCGGAGATCGCACCGTCATCACGTTCGTCAAGACGGGTGGTATCACGCTCGGCTATTACGCGGACGCACCCGCATGAGTCCGTTTCCTCTTTCTGGTGCGTTTCCCGGCTTACTGTCAGGCAACCCACTAGACGAAACGATATGGGCCGATAGCGACAACCTCACCTCTGGCTGGGAGGACGAGGGTGGCGCGACGACCAACCTGTATCAGTCTGTCGATTCGGACAGTGATTCGGATTGGGTCGAGCTAACAACCGCGAACCGAATCCCTGACACGGCAACGTGTGGAGGCAGTGAGGTCACGCGCACGTTGCGGTTCAACCTGCAAAACCCATCAGGTGAGCCGACGCCGAACCAGACGGTCGAGGTACGGTGCAAAATGGAGTACGTCGTCCTGCTCGCGGGTAACGGATCGGAGTCTCATACTGTGGACATCCGACTGCGCGAGGGAACGACGAGCCGCGCCGTCGATACGAACAACACGCTGACCACGACCCCTACTGAGTTCTCCCTGTTCTTGAACACCACGCAGATCAATAGCGTTACTGATTGGGACAACCTGAACGTCAGTCTGGAGTTCACTTCGTGCTCTGGTGACACGATCCCGAACAGCGGCGAGTTCGACCTACTGTGCTATCGATGCAGACTGATTTTCTCACCCTAACCCCTTGAAGACTCATGGCGATCACACGCACACGCATTTCGATTTGTTTCGACCTTGACCCTGACACGGGTGAGGTTGCGATGGCGCACATCGGGTATCAAGACGCTTTCCCAGACGAGCCGTCGAATCCGGGATACACGCCCCCGCCTATCGCTAATCGCATCGGCTACAGCCGCGCCGATTTCACTCAGGGCGAACAGGCAATGATGGACGCCATCATCCCGCTGCTTGGCGACAAGCTCGACGCCGACAGGCCGATCAACTCTGGCTCGTAGTAACCTGCGAGGGTTAGATTCCATAACCACCCAAACGCATCACAAGGTGATCCACATGGAAACGTCTGAAATCTTCTCAATCGTCATCGCACTGGTGATCGTTGGCGGCATCGCCACGGTCGGGCTCAAGTGGGTCCGTCGTGCGAAGGGTGGCCGCGCTGAGGGAGGCGCACCGCAGGACCGCAAGAAGTGATCGACGACAAGATGCTTACCCTAATCGCGTTTGTTGTACTCGTCGCGGTCATAGGGTGGGCTCTTGATCGCTTTGTAAGCGGCAGCAGTACGACGGTAACGCGAAACATTCATCAAGACGTAAAGGAGGCAGTGGCCGCAGATGAAAACGGTGACAATTAGCGCAGAGATGTTCCGGGGCGTGGTCTGGCCCGTGTGTGCCTTCGGCAGCGCCGAAGGCGGCATCGCAGAGCTAAGGACGGGCGTGCGCGTCCTCGACAAACTCGAAGAACCAGCCGAAAAGATTCAGACAGCGGACTCGCTGGAGTGGCGTCTGCCGTCTGATTGTCTGGCGCACGAGTTCGAGTTCGAGGACGAAGAGGCAGCGTTCTTGCACAAGGTACTGGAGGGCTCCGTCAGCAAATTGCCGATGTTTCAGGCGAAGGACTTGCTGCCGATCCTCGACGGGCTTCAAGGCTGACGCAGAACGATGAAAGCAACGTCCGCGGCTCTACTGCTAACTACTTCAGGAGTAGCCATCGGATCAGTGACAATCATCGAAGCGAGCGCGGTAGCTAGTACAGTCGCCGCACAGGTAGGACCAGATACACCAGTGCAAGGACTGACCCTCGGGGCGCTGATGGTGGCGGCGGTGTTCGCTGTCGGCGCAGTAATACGCGGGGGTCAGCACCTTGTCAAACTTGGCCGAACCCTTCAGCAGTGGCAGGACGCGCTCGACGGCGTATCGGCAGTAGACAGCGATCTCAAGACGCTTGCGGATGCAGTGCGACAACAGGGCGAGAAGGTGGACGCTCTCACCGGCTGGAAAGCTGAGGTTGATGCACTCATACATGACATTCGTGCAACCGTGAGAGACGCACATGACACACATACAGGTACCTGACCACATCCCACCAGAGGACGTGGACGGCTACATCGCTAGGATCGTGAAGGAAGCAGAAGCGGATCAAGCCGATGAGCGTGCGAAACTCAAGACCATCGGGCAAGCCGTCACGGGCTTCGCTGGCGTGGGCGTCGCGGCCTACGCTGCGCTCTGGGAAGGTGAGCCGATGATCGCGCTCGGCGGCATCTTGACGGCGTTCGTCGGCTTCGGACTCATCACGGTCGAGCAAGTCCTAAGCTACTGGCGCAAGGACTGACGTGCAGATCCGCGTGAACCGCTTCGGGTATGGGTCAGACTCGACAGTCGGTCGGCTGTACGTCGATGATATGCCCCTCATGTACACGCTGGAGGACGAGGTGCGCGACGGCCCGAAAGTCCCCGGCGAGACAGCGATCCCTGCGGGCTACATCTATGACGTGACGCCTCGCACGACAGGAGGCATGACTCAACGATATGCCGAACGCTTCCCCGACCTCCATCGGGGCATGGCGTGGCTGCGAGACGTGCCGGGGTTCAGCTATGTGTACATACACATCGGCAACACCGACGACGACACCGAGGGATGCCTGCTGGTCGGCTATAACTATCGCGAATCGGACGGCGAGTTCACTGTGAGTTCTTCGACGGACGCATACGTGGCGCTGTACAAGCTGATCGCAGAAGCGTGGGCTCGCGAGGAGCGTGTCACAGTAGAGGTGCAAGACACATGAGCCACCACAAGCACACGGTCACGATGGTCGTGCGCGGCACCGTATGGACCGAGGACGGCCTGAGCGAAGCGGATGCGTCTGCGAGCGTTGCATCTACGGATCGCCTCTCTGATCTCATGGTGATATCCGATCCCCGCAATCTATTCGCGGAGCTTGTCAGCCTGACTGTGGATAGCACAGAGGGCGAGGAGGACTAGGTGGCGACCGCAACCGTATCGGGCATGACCAACTTCGGCGGCTCGGCCTCTGGGACTGATGCGGGTTGGGGTGACATTGGCGGCGGCCCCGGTGGTGGTCAGAACACCGATGACTTCATCGAAGGCACTGATTCGTTCGGAGGTCGGAAGACCGCTTCCGGAAGAGGTCTAGCCTACACGGCGGGCGCGGGCGTAGACATGAGCACCACCTCCACCCATATCTACACGTGGATCAACTGCAAGTCGATTGGTGCGCTTGACCTAATTTCAAACGGCGGGATCATCCTGCGTGTCGGTTCTAGCGCGACCAATTACCGCAGCTTCTATATCGGTGGCAGTGATACGGTCAAAGCTGGCTGGCAGGTATATGTCATTGATCCGACCAAGACAGGAAGCGCAGCCGACACTGGCACGCCAGACATGACGAGCGTGACGTACATAGGCGTCGAGCTAACTCTGTCGGGCACGGTGGGAGGAACGTCCGACAACATCCTTATGGATGTCATTCGCTATACGACCGGCCCATACGTGACAGGTGGCACGACAGGTGATCGCTTGCTCTGGTCGGACATCGCCGCGACTGACGCCAGCAACGCATACGGAATCATACAGGAACGATCGGGGGTGTACTTCGCAGCGGGGCAGGTGGCGCTCGGGGCACCGTCTGCAACCGCTGGCGATTGCTACCTTGACGATGCTGGGCAGGTAGTTGTCTGGGAGCCGAAAGAGTACCACAACGGCACCGCAGTCGTGACCGCTCTGGCTACCGATTTTAACGCGCTGGTGATACAAGAGGGGACTGGAACGACAGACGTAGAAGACGGCAACCTCGTCGGCACAGGCGATGCCCGAAGCGGCACAGGGGGCTCAGTGTTTCAGAAAGCTACCGAAGGCATCCTCGGCGCAGCGAATACGAACGACTTACGGCTGTCCATAGAGGGCGCGATCACGGCAGTCGATTGTCATGGTAGCACCTTCAAAAGATTCGACCGAAGCGTCACGATGTCGAACGATGCTACCGATGGACCGAATCACGTCTTCGCGGGCTGCGTGTTCACAGAATCCGAGCAAGTTGTCGCCAACCGTCCGGTCTATCGTAACTGCGTTTTCTCCAGCTACAGCGGCACCGACGCAGCTTTCCTATGGAACGCCAACGTCGACATCAAGAACAGCAGCTTCCTCGCCAACACGGACGGCACGAACGACCCAGCAGGTATTGAGCACCCGAGCACCGGCACGTTCACGCACGACGGGCTCACTTTCAGCGGTAACGACTTCGATGTGTACAACTCCAGCGGTGGACTTGTCACGATCAACGTGACCAACGGATCGAACACATCGACCGACCGGACACCTACCGGCACGACTACCATCAACGTGTCTGTACCCGTAAGTTTCACAGCAATAGATAGTGACGGCAGTGCGATCCAATCGGTGCGCGTGACCGCGTACCTAGTGGCCGACAACAGCGAGGTGGTTAACACGACGACGGACGCAAGCGGAGTGGCATCGACGAGTTTCGCAGGGACAACGCCTGCCGATGTGTACTATCGCTTCCGCAAGTCGTCACCGGGCGCGACGAAGTATGTGAACCTGTCCGGGTTGGACACCATCGCTAGTAGCACAGGACTCAGCGTCAAGCGCACGATGCGCGAGGACGATACAGCGGACCCGTCACTATAGGGACAGAGTAAATGTCGGACACAATTCTTGGCGGCGACTTCACGGTCTATTGGATCGACGAGAACCGCCAGAAGCACATCGAATGGACCGGGACCGCGACGGGCACGCGCACGGTCAACGAACTATACTCCGCGATGGCGAACCTCCAAGATGAGGCGACCACCGGAGATGACGCGACGTTCATGTCTGCGGAAACGCCCACCGAGTACACCATCGGCCTAATCGACGCCAATGATAGCGAACCCGCTTACATCCAGTACGAAGCTGTCCAGCATCTGACGGGTGGCGCGATCAAGACTTCCGGGTGGACACGCACACCGGGGTCGGCTACGGGTATCGTCGTCGTTCCTGTGACGAATAGCACCAACACCATTGTCACAGCAGATGTCGGATTTGACATCACTCACGCTGACGGTGACTCGGGCACTTTGCTCGAAGTCCTGACACCGAACGGGACGACTGACTACCTCGTCATCCGGCCCGATTCGTCAGCCGCCGCGAACAACTTCGACTCGACCTCTGGCACTCTCACGTGCAACGCGAACACAGCCACACAAACAGCCGCCAGCAAAACCGGCGAGCAGGTCTGGGCGAACCTCTTCAACGTCACCCCGATTGAAGCCGACACTCACGTCTATATGTACCAAGGCGCAGTTGCTGACGCTTCACGCGCTCGCATCTCGGACATTAACGACTCGACTCAGGATTGGTGGGCAGAGGGCTCTTTCGACCGTCTCATCTACATCCGCGACTTCACGAGCGCGTCAAATCCGATCATCGACGGCGGTCGTGTCACCGCTTTTGCCCGCAAGGCGAATACGCTTTACGACAGCTTTGAGGTGTCTACCAGCACGACATCTGGCGGTCGGAACCCCGTACCGCTTTCGTCTGCTGCTGACCTGAACCACACCACCGGATACAGGTCGATCACGCTGTCCGGTGACAGCGGAAACTTCACGGTAGGTGACGAGATTCAGGACGACTCCAACGGTGCGCGTGGAATTATCACACTCATCACGGGATCGTCTCCGACACGGACGTTGCACTACTACATCATCGGAGATCCGCAGACGGATTTCGACGGTGGGGCAATCACGAACAACGACGACACAGGTGCGGCGACGGGAAGCTCTTCCCCGACCAACCAAGGCCCTGCGCTCGCAACGTGGTTCACGTCGAACAGCTTCCCGACGATTACCCACGCGAACACGACCGCAGACATTGACGACGATGGAACAGCGGAGTTCTACGGCATCACGATCGATTGCAACCAGAACCCGCTGACCGAGGTGTACGAGTGGCTTCAGCACGTCACGCGAAACGGTGAGACAGGGACAACCGCCACGGACGGCATTGAGGGCGAGCAGTACGTCGGGCCGACTGTGTACCTCGCCTACAGTGGCACGGTCACGGGAACCGTCTCGGAGGGTAGTGATGTCACGCAAGCGACATCTGGCGCGACAGGCATCGTCGTCAGTCACGACACGACCAACAAGGTTCTGCTGCTACGAGACACGCGAGGCACGTTCAACACGGCCAACGTGGTCACAGATAATGACGCGGGTGGCACGTTTACGCCTAACAGCGCAGCGGTGACGTTCAACGCTAATAAGCAGAGCCCGTTCGGGAGCTTGGCTGGTGGCCGTTTCTTCGGCGCTCGCGGTGTCGTGCTGACCGACTACCTGTCGAGCGACGAAAATAATTTTCAGCTAATCGACGCCCCCGGCGACACGAAGCAGCGACCCATCGCCATTTCGCTGTCAGTCTCTAACCTCGTCGGAACAGACGAGACGACGGCTACGGACGATTATGTCGTCAGCCATCGCTTGCTCGGTGCAGGGCTCGCGATTGACAAAGAGGAGTACAGCGCGGCAGGTGGAGAGGCGCAGGGTGCAAACACGTTGGTCGTGGATACCGCAATCACGGCAGACACTCCCGGCAAGAGCACGGGCGGCGTCCTCAACCTCCGCGATGCGTCGGACAACGACAAGCACTATCGGCTGCGGTTCTCAAGCTGGGCGACATCAACGTTCACGCTGGCGTCCATCGAGAGCATCACGCTAGATGCGGCGACGGACAGCGACACGGTGGTCGCAACCGGCTCGCCTTTCACCAACGCCAAGCGTGGCGATCTTGTCCTCAACCAGACGCAGAACGCGGTGAGCTACGTCACGACAGTCGATGACGCGAACACGCTGCAAATCAGCCCAGCGATTACCGGACAGAGCAGCACGGACACCATTGAGATTAATACCTGTCCGGTCGCGATTGATACGGCTGATGATGTCTACGTGAGCCTCATCGACGAGTTCGCAACGAGCAGCAGCGCATCGGTTAGCATCGTCTACGTCTCGCAAATCGACTACCGCGTGAAGGTCAGCAACACGAGGAACGCGACCAAGATCAAGCGTTTCGTGACCGACGATGCTACGACCGGGACAGACCGGAACGTGGCTACGATTCGCAACGAAGACACGATTCATACCTAATGAGCGGCTATTCGGTTGACGGACTGAAGCATGGCATTGAGAGGGCACGACACAACATCGTGGTCCTCGAAGAAGCAATAGAACGCGAGGAGCGCACTATCGCGGACTATCGCATCATGCTGGCCGACATCAAGCGAGCAGGTGAGAAGAAGGCCGAGGCAGAGGCGAACATTCGCATAGAGGTGGTCAGAGACGATGGCGGTTCGGAATGACATCAGCGTCCGCTTTGATCTCAGTCCGCGCCTAGCGGAGGTCGAGCCGGGGTCCAACGAGATCACGGTACAGGACAGTCACGACACGCTGACCGGGATTCAGGACAGTGTGGAGGGTAGCGAGTTTCCTGACCTCGTGGACACTGCCGGCGGCGAGACGCTAGGCGGTGGCGTCTTCGTCGGCCTGACTACCACGCTCGAAGATGTCCAGTACGCACCCGCCGCGACCTCACCACGCACGACGGGAACCGTCACGACTAGTGATCCTGCTGGTATCACGCTGATCGACTCGGGCGCGACTTTTATTACCAGCGGAGTCGTGCGTGGCGATTGGGTCATCAACTTCACAGACCAGAGCGTCAGCGAGATCCTCAGCGTTGACAGCGAGACGCAACTGACGACTCGCGGACTGCGTGACGGCACCGGAAACACGTTCGATGTCAGTGACGCCTACAAGCTGTGGGAAGTCGATCAGTTCAAGCTCGACGGCGGGAACTTCGTCGCAGTGGACTCTCTCGGCTCTAACATCGAACCTCTGTTCAGTAGTTTCGGGAGGTTCTTAATTAAGACCAGCGCATCGTCTGCGACCTCGCTAGACAGTGAGGCAATCCAATTTTCATCCTATGCGGAGTCTAGCGTATGGATGAACGTGGCTACGGGGTCGGCTGGCACGGTTTACCCAATCGGCACATCGCGGTCCCCAGTAAACAACACCACCGATGCCCAAGCCATCGCAGATGAAAAAGGGCTAGAGACAATCCGCATCACCGACAACACGACCGTTGATGTCGGACCGGATCACACCAATATGCTTTGGATCGGTCGGTCGCCCAGAACGACGCACCTCATAATCCCCGACTCGGGGCTCGCGACAGTAGCCGGTGGCGAGTATCGGAATATGTTGCTCACGGGTCCGCTATCCGGTGGCACTTACATCACGTCAGTCGCCATGAAGGGCGTGGACAACTTCGCAGGACACGCAGAGCAGTGTGTTCTTCGTGCTGACCTGTACCCCGGTCTGAGCTACTCTGTGCGAGGCAACGGTGCGGGCATCATGATGTTCAACAAATGCTCAGCGGTCGATGCTTTCAACGTCGGCGCACCCGCAATCATCGACTGCAATGGTGACTCAATGGTGGCGGCTCGTCAGTTCACGGGCGAGATGAAGATCGTGAACAAGACCGGCACTAAGAACATGAGCATCGACATGGTGGCCGGTACGCTTGAGCTAGATTCGACTGTCACGGGTGCTTGTACCATCTACATCCGTGGCGTCGGGAAGCTGATCGACAACTCTGGCCCGAATGTTACGATTGTCAACGATCTAGTCGATGGTGCTTTTCAGCAGGATATGAGCTTCGACGGCGCGGTCCATATCGACGCGGTGAACGGTACCGCTGGTACGCGCTACCCGCAGGGCACGATGCTGTACCCAGTCAACAATTTCGATGACGCGGTGACCGTCGCGAACCTGCACAACATCACGACGTTTCATCTGGTCAGCGACTTCACGATACCGGCAAGCGCGAACCTGACCGGCTTCCATATCGTCGGTGAGGGGCGGCGGCTGACCACGGTGTCGATTGACCAAGACGCCACACTAGAGGAGTGCATCATCCGCGACTGCTACGTGACGGGTGTGCTGGACAATGAGTCTACACTCGTTCACTGCACGGCAGAGGATGTCGAGCTACGCAACGGCAACCTTGAAGACTGTACACTGCTTGGCACAATCACGCTGGCCGGAAACGTGACCGCAGTCGCCAAGGTCATCGACTGCTGGTCCGGTGTACCGGGTACGGCGACACCCGTCATCGACATGGGCGGCGCGGCGGGAGGGCTCTCTGTGCGCGGCTATCATGGCGGTCTGACGCTACGGAACAAAACCGGCGCGTCATCAGTGTCGGTAGACATGGCAAGCGGCCAGCTAATCCTCGACGCGACCGTGACCAACGGTACCATCGTGGCGCGTGGTATTGGTAAGCTGCTCGACAGCTCTGTCGGTGCGACTGTCGTCGATGAGATGGTCGATGCTCGCCGCCTGACACTGATCGAAAAGATCCAACGCAACCGGCTGGAGACAGACCCGACCGGAGGCACGCTGACCATCTACGATGACGACGGCGTGACGCCTCTCGTCACGGCTCCGATCTACGAGGACATCGCCGGGACGCAGACCTATCGTGGTCAGGGAGTAGACCGCAGGGATCGACTGACATGATCCCGACCTACGGATACGCTCGGGGCGGGCAGGGCAGCATCGCGACCTACGGGTACGGCAAGAGCTTGATCGTCGAGATCATCGGTGCCGTTAGAGCGTTCGTCAGGTCATGCGTACCGTTGCGCGCCTTCCGGGAGTCATGCTGATGGCCTTGCGTGGATACGCGACCTCACGAGTATCGGTGCGCGAGTTCTACCAGTCACGGGTGCTCGTCCGTATTTTCAGATCATCGACGTGGGCGCGAGGCTTTCGAGATAGCCTCGTCGGCCTGCGTCTTTTCAAGGAGTCAAGGCTGTGAGCTGCACGGACTGTCGATTCAAGGTCGGCCAGATCGGCGCGATCCTCGTCATCGACTTGGTACAGGTAGACGAGAATGGCACGGAGTCACCGTTCGATGTGTCGTCAGCTTCGACGCTTCAAGTCGTGGTGGGCAAGCCTGACGGCGCAGCGTCTAGCCCGCAGACATTCACGGCGGCGTTTGCTGAAGCTGCTGACGGCGGGAACGGCACGGGCACGGATGGCAAGATCAAGTTTACGACGACGCTCGCGACGGACTTCGACGTTGCCGGAGACTACATCGCGGAGCCCTACATCGTTGATCCGGTGACCGGCTTCAACGGTCGCACTCAGCGGATCAGCTTCGCGGTCGAGGCGACGATCTAGGTGGACCGCATCGCGGCGGTCGTCCTCTTGGTCATCCTGATGGTGACGCAGTGGCAACTCGTCGCGACTCGCGAACGCCTTGCTCGGGCCGACACGATAGCTGACAGCATAGCCGCAGACGCGGCCATTGACGCGATCCGGCGAGATAGCGCATGGAGCGCGGCGGTCGCATCGACTCGGCGCGATCTGGCGCAAGCGATCAGCGAGAGGGACAGCACGAGCGCGGCTCTCGTCGCTCGTCTGGATGACGCGAATATCCGTATAGCGATGCTGACTGATCTGTCAGCGACAGCAAAGGGCGAGGTCGAGTCACTAGCGCACCGAGCGACGGTGCTCACGGACTCTCTCGCGGCTCTCGCGGATACGGTCGAGCGTTGGGAAGGCGAGATCGACGACGGGGTTCTCACGGCGAGGTGGCGGTTCGACCTACCACCCGCTCGTCATACGCTGACCTACGGAGTCACGATACCCGGCGAGCTTGTCGTGTCTGAGACGGGCGACGGCAGGACGGTCGTGCTCGCGAGATCGACGCACCCGAGAGCATCGCTCGACATCGGAGAGGTCGTCGTATCCGAGCCAACCAAAGACGAGCAGCCTGTCGCGTGGCGTCGGTATCTGTGGGCCGCGCTGGCTGGCGCTATCGCTTGGGAGATGGCTCGCTGATTTTTTTTGTATTGAGGTGTTGACACCCGCAACAGTCTGTATAGATTGATAGCATCAACCACCACTTAGGAGATTAAAATGAACGTCATCACTCTCACACCCGGCTCGGCCCGCCTCCTCCAAGACCTGCGCCAAATGGATCAGTTCGACGGCGAGATCATTCTCCGCGAAAAGAACCTGACGGCCTCGCAGCGTGGCAACCTGTCCGACCTCAAGAAGAAAGGTCTGGTCGATCTCGTGTGCGAGGACCAAGATGCAAAAGGGAATCTTAATTGGTACGTCGTGGACATGACGACCGAGGTCGTCTCGCCTGAGCCGGATTACAGCGACATCGACGAAGCAGATTTGGCTGCACTGCGCGTGTCCGTTGATCGGATGACCGACAGCGCGTCCGCTGCCGCTCGTATGCTCGACGCATTGGTGACTACGCTTCGCGAGAACCGCTGACGATTTACCGGGGTCGGGCCTACACGGGCTCGGCCCCACAGCCACCACTTAGGAGATTAAAGAGAAAATGAACTACATCCACGCCCTTCAAGTCAAAGTCGAGAAACTGGAAGCCGAGAAGCGCGAAGCGAAGGAGGCCGCGCACGAGATCCTGATCTACCTCGCCTCCTCAAAGTTCTCCGCTCCGGAAGATCGCTGGGTGAACGTGGACGACATCCGTGCGCGCCTTGAGCCGGTCATCTCCCCTCTGAGGGGTTGAAGGAGAGAGAAAGGAGCTGTGAGATGAGCCAGCCAGATTTGAACGAGCGCGTCATCATCGGCCTGCTGCGAGCCCTCGCCATCTTCGGCCCGCTGCTCGTCATCGGGCAGCTTGTACGGCTATGAGAGAGACGACGTGGACCGCATTCCTCGCTTACGAGAGAGCGGTGTTGCGATGGGAGGCAGCAACCGGGGCCGAGCGCGGCAAGCTGATGGACGAGAGAGCCGAGGCTCGCCAGCGACTGAGAGACAGTATCCTTGCCGCCGAGACGCGGCACAACGACGGAGGACATGATGGGAAGGTTTGACCTGAAAGACTACGTGGAGGTCAAAGATCGGATTCCGCTTTTTCTGGAGTCGCACCCAGACGGCAGGATCGTAACCGAGATCGTACACCTCGACTTCGCGGCCACGCCACCGACGTGCGTGATCCGCGCAGAGCTTTACCGCGACCACGAGGCGACCGAGCCGATGGCGACGGGTCTGGCCTACGAGCGCGAGACGGGCATGATAAACAAGACGAGCTTCGTGGAGAACTGCGAGACGAGCGCGGTCGGTCGTGCGCTCGCGAACGCGAACTTCGCGGGCACGGGTCCGCGTCCATCTCGTGAGGAGATGGAGAAGGTCGAGCGCGCTGAGGCCGAGCTTGATATGATGGTCGATCGCGTGAGGAGCCTGTACGCAGACGAGACAGGCAAAGCGCGACAAGCTGCTGACGCAGCGATTCGCGAGAGGAACTTTTCACGGCTGCAAGCAGCCATCACACACAAGGAGGCGGGAGCATGAAGATCGACGGCAAGGTCGTACACATCCTCGACGAGCAGAACGGAGAAGGGCGACGAGGACCGTGGCGCAAACAGGACTTCGTGGTCGAGATCCCCGGCGAGTACCCGAAGCCGGTATGCTGCACGATGTGGGGCGACAACATCGACGGCTTCGCGCTTCAGGTTGGCGACGACGTTTCGGTGAGCATCGACATCAAGAGCCGCGAGTACAACGGACGCTGGTACACAGACGTGACAGCGTGGAAGCTCGACAAGCGGGCAGCGGTCACGGCACCATCGTCACCACCAGCGCGGATGTCCGACCCTGACGACGACCTGCCGTTCTGATGGCGACGACACCGACGCCCGGTAGCCAGTGCCACACCGTGCTGACCTACCTCAAACGGCACGGCAGCATCACGGCGATGCAGGCCATGACGGACTTCCGATGCTATCGGCTGGCTGCGCGGATCAAGGACTTGCGTGACATGGGCTACGACATCGAAACGCACACGGAGGATCACGGCAACGGCACGCACGCGAGGTACGAGCTACGCATCACCGACGCAGACTTGGAGGCGGCAGGGCAAATGTCGATGTTCGCCAGTGGGTGAGGTATTCGGTGAGCACGCCGAGTACATCCGCACGTTGCCGTGTGCGGCGTGTCACAAGCCGGGACCGTCCGACCCCCATCACGTCAGGAGTCGAGGGGCTGGCGGCAAGGACGAGGCAAACTTGATCCCCCTCTGTCGCGTCCATCACACGGAGATCCACCAGATCGGCAAAGCGACTTTCGCGAAGAAGTGGTGCATCGATCTCGCGGAGCAGGCAAGCCGCTACGAGGAGATGCGACAGCGCGGGGATTTACCGTTTTGAGCAAGCTCAGCCGCACGAAAGGACACGGATTCGAGCGCCGGGTCGCCCGCGACATGAGCGAGGCGAGTGGTCGGACATACCGGCGCGTGTTAGTCGAGACGCAGCAGGGTAATAGCGGCGATGTAAGGGCTGACGACGAGCGCGCCGACCCGATAGCCGTGGCAGCGATCCGCAGGACGCACAGGGGCGGCGAGCAGTTCGCAGCGGTGCCGTGGGATGACTGGCTGGAGATCGTCAGCGCGTTAGACGCCTACGACTTCGTGGTGCAGTGCAAATGCGGCAAACGACCGGACATCTATGCAGCTATAAGAGAAGCCGAGGAGGCTAGAGATGATTAGCAGGTTCAGCAGCTATATAGGCTGCGATCACGGCTCGACCGGGTGGATCGTCGTCGAGCACGAGGAGGGCCAGTGCGAGAAGGTCGAGTGGACTCGCGAGGGTCCGATCTACACGCAGGGCGAGGCGTTTGCCGAGGGCGTCAGAATCATCCTCGCTGATCGCGTACACGACGCCATATATGGCGACAGGCAGGACGACGTGCTGAAGGAGGTGTGGGAGTACCTGCGTCGGCCTGCCATCATCGTGACGGGTACGGTACACTGATGGCTACCGACATCACGATCGAACAGCGCATCAAACTGGCTGCGTCTCGCTACGGTAGCGAGGCTCCGAGCTTCGATGATGTGCTGGCGGCGATCACGCCTGACTACGGCAGCGACGAATCTCACACGATGCTCTGGCACGATTTAGCTAGGGAAGCGCAAAGCGTACCGCCAAGCATCAAGCTAGACTTCAAGGCTTGCGGTCACCTTCTCCATCACCGAGGGACGTGCAAGTGCAAGGGCACGACCTACGCGAACCGAGGCAGTGCGCCAGACAAGGGCACGATCGACGACATCGTTGAGCGGTACCGAGAGGGGCGCACGGTGCAACAGGTCGCGAAGGAGTTCGGGATCTCTGCTGGTCGGATACGTCGGTATCTCAGCAAGCGCGGCGTCGAGTTGCGAGAGAGGACACCGAAGCACACGGGTCAGCCGTTCTGCATCCGCGCAGGGTGTGAGAGGACAGTCAAGGGAGACGACCTGTATTGCTCACTGCGATGCGCTAGTAAGTCGGGCGCAGGGTCAGGCCGGACTTGTGCAGCCGAGGGATGTAGCGAGCCGACCTTCCGCTCGACGTACAAATACTGCGGCACAGAGTGCCGAGAGCGATCTCGGAATGGTTGAGGGTTCCAACAGCACGCGGATGGGTTTAGATTCTCAACCCTCGACACCTATGACGGAGGGATCGTGGATGATTTGGACCGGGCGATCAGAGAGACGCGAGCGCGTCTGGAGGACGTTCTGATGCGCTGCGACGAGACAGACCTGTGGCAGGAGTTGGCCGCGATCGTGGACCGGCGAGAGGAGGACGGAGAGTTCGGCGGCGGCGAGTTCATCCTTGAGACGTGGAAGGCGCTCGTCATATCGCGAGGTCTTGCCGATGGGTAGACTGCGCGTGCATGACTGGGAGAGCTGGCAGACATATCGCAAGGATCGCGACCCGCCGCCGTGGATCAAGGTCCACCGGAGGATCGTTCACAACGTCAAATGGGCGAGCCTATCGGACGCCGAGCGGGGTCAGCTTCTAGCGATCTGGGTGCTTGCGGCAGACGACGACGGGTACATTCCAGACTGCCCGGTGATCGTCCGCAAGCTCTGCATGATGGACAGTGAGCTAGATCTGTGGCGTCTAGTTGACCTCGGTTTCCTCGACACGGTGACGACAAGCCGACGTCAGCGTGACGCCAACGTGACGGCATCGGGCGGTCAGGGTGCCGTCACAAGTGCTCACGAATCACACGACGATGAGGGCGTAAGCGACGGCACGGGAACACGTTACGAGCCTGACGTCAACGTGACGTCATCGTGGCGTCAGCATGACGCCCTAGAAGCAGAGGCAGAGGCAGAGACAGAAGATATATCGGTGCCCTCGCAGTTGTTCTCGCTGATGAGATCGGGAGACACGATCTACACCGTCGAGAAAGCCTACGCACTGGTGAAAGCGGCAGGCTTGTCGGACGAGGAGGTGATCGCGGCGAGGCGTGCCGTATGCGAGCAGACCGAGCGGCGGTACTGGAAGGCTCTGCCGACGTGGCTGCGTGAGATCGCCAGCGGCGGGCTGGTCAGACCGGACACTAGCGCAGCCGATGCCCGCAAGCAGCGCCGGGAGTACGAGCGCGAGCTTGAGGCACGCATACAGGGCGACATCGCATGAGCGACATTTTCTCGCCGGAGTTCCGCGAGGCTTTTACCGCGCGCCAGATGTCGCCAGTCTCAGCGGTGCCGAGCCCATTCCCGATGCTCAACGAGTTCAGCGGAGATGAGGGCGGCAAGGTCGGGACAGCGGACGGCTGGTTCGTCGTTGTCGGCGGCAACCCGAAACACGGGAAGACGATTCTCGCGATCAACTGGCTATGGTCGGCACTCGCATCGGGACGAAAGCCGATGTTCGTATCGTTGGAGATGAGTCAGTGGCAAGTCGCGACGAGACTGTACGCGATGATGACGCGCACCGATCTCTGGAAGGTTGAGAAGCGCGGGTTCCGGCGTGAGCAGTTCAACCAGATATGGCGTGAGCTTGACCCGATTCGAAACGACTTGACGCTGTACGTGGACGATACGCCTCTGGTCCGCACCGACGAGATCATCGCGTCGATGCAGAGGCACGCCGACGAGGGCGCAGACTTTTTCGTCGTGGACTATCTGCAACTCGCTGCGCTCGGCAATTCCGAGCAGATCAACGAGGCGGTCGTGATCGCGACGACTAACCTGCGACATTTTGCCAAGACGGTCGGCAAGCCGGTCATCGTGCTAAGTCAGTTCAACAGGCAGACGAGCATGAACTACACCGACACGCCGATGCCTCAAGGGCTGCACGGCGGCATGATCGTCGAGGCGTCGGCAGATCAGATCCTGCTCATCGACCATAGCCGCTACGAGAAACTACCGGGCAAGGCGCGGACGTGGCTCACGGTCACAAATCGCCACGGCCCGAGCGACGATATTCCGATCGAATACATCTGGGAGACTCAGACCGTCCAGCAGGGCGACGAGGATCTCGAAGAGCAGTGGCCTACAAACACCCGAACCAACTTCTGACGATGGCAATCACAAAGACCAAAATCCTGCAAGCTCTCCCCAAGCTCACTGACCAGCAGCGCGACATCATCACGCGCTACTACGGGCTGGGCCACGACCTACCCGAGTCGATGACACAGATCGCGACGAGGTATGGCGTCAGCGCACAACGCGTCTCGAAGATCCGCACAGACTGTGAGCAAAAGATCCTCGAAGGTACTCTGTGAATTAGGTGTTGACATCTCCAACGTGATGTATAGATTGATAGCATCAACCACCACTTAGGAGATTCAAATGATCGACACGACCTACACGCGCCTCGCCCAGCACGACCGCCCAGTGACCCGCTTCCTCGAAGGGCGCGAGTCCGCTCGCTCGACGATCGTGGTGATGCGCGACGGCAAGGCCACCAGCCTTCGGGTCTACTCCGACGACGCCGGTCACTACTACGTGAGGACGGGCAAGCGGGGCGCGACGAAGGAGCTGGTGGTCGGCCACACCTCGATCCACCCCGGACGCTACTCCTTCACGATCAAGCCACAATGGGAGATCGATAACGAGTGGATGGAGGAGCGCCGGTCGGAACGACGCCGGAACCGCCTCTATCGGATTGAGGCGCTGGCCCGCCAGATGGAGAGTCCGGCGCAGGAGGTGACAGCATGAGCGCCTCGGTCTGCGTAGGCTGCGAGGGTGAGGGCTGGGTGATCGCATGGGGCCGCACGAGCGCCCCAGTCGCGAGCCCGCCCGAGGTGAAGGTCGAGTGCGGTGACTGCGACGGCGAGGGAATCGACTGGTCGCAGACGTGTGAATATTGCGGTGACGCTGCGAGTGCTACGGTGAAAGACGACACTCGGTACTGCGTCACCTGTGCGAAAGAAGTGTGATGTATGTCGGTCCTCGGAGGGACAAATCTCAAAGACCACAGCGGTTGCCACATCCCGCTCGTCGGATCTCCTAGTCCCGGACGTGGTGGTCCTGCCGACTTGTTAGCGGTCGCGATTCGAGGCGCGACCCTGACCTCTAGCTAGGAGGTGAAGCATGACGGTACGAATCCGATGCGCTTGCTGTGGCTCGTCAGTGAGCTTCGACGTTCCGAAAGGCGCGACCTACTGCGAGGAGGAATACCAGTGCGCCGCGTGCTGGCGCATGATGACGGTCAGCTTCGCGGTGCATCACGAAGCGCCGAGCACTTGGTGGCTTGAGATCAGCCATCACGACGAGACGCTCGCGCCACGCACATACACCACAGGAGGACGATGATGCAGCACCCGACTCAGATGACGGACGACGAGTTCCGGGTATGGCTTGACGGCAAGCGTCGAGGGATCGGCGGCTATGACATCGCGGTGCTCATGGGAGCAGGTGGCGAGCCCTACGATGTGTATGCGAAGTTCGTGGACCTTCGCGACGAGGTTCGCCCGACGCCAGCCATGAGGCGCGGCCTCGCGATGGAGACGGCAGCGATTGAGGTGATGAGCGAGGCGAGCGGTATCGCCGTGACGCCATCAACCGACGACGACCGATGGCTGCGCGACGGCAAGCTCGTCGGCACCGTGGACGGCTGGGCCGAGCCTGACGGAAAGCTCGTGCCGTTAGAGTGGGGCACCGGCATCTGCGAGGCGAAGGTTCCCGACTCGTACACGTGGCCGCGCTACGTAGAGCAGGGAGTCACCGACACGAACTACCTTCAGCTTCAGTGGTATCTCGGACTCAGCGGAAAGCGGTGGGGCTGCTTCGCGGTGTTGTCGTACGAGGACTGGCGAACGCTCGGCGGCTCGACTCCTCCGATCGTGGAGTTCGACCCGGTATTGTACGAGACGATGCGCGAGACAGCCGAGGCGTTCTTGCACGATCACGTGTATCCGAGAGTTCCTCCTCCGCAGGTTGGTGGCGTGGACCCGCTCGACATTGACCGCGCACCTGTAGGCAAGGAGCAGGCGCAACTCGAAGCGCACGAGCACATCGCAGCGGTGACTCGCTACTTCGAGGCACTCGCCCGAAAAAAGGCGGCAGAGGCCGACGTGAAGGTGTACCGGGAAGAGGTCGAGCAAATCTTCACAGACCTCGACGCAGTGACTCTCGCGCTCGACGATCGCAAGCTACACTGGTCGCCATCGACACGGAGATCACTCGACACGAACGCGGTCAAGCGGTTCCTGAAATCGAACGGCGTAGACGTGGACGAGTTCATGCGCGAAACCAGCACGCGGTCGATGCGTGCGGTCGGTATCTAACAGTGAGGAGAAATGATATGAGCCTGACGACCATATTCTTTGTGGGACTGTTTCTCGGGTCATTAATGGGTCTGTTCTCAGCAGCACTTGCGTGTATCGCCAAAGACTCGGACGACCGCATGAGGCGCTGGTACGAGTGAGCATCGCGATCACACGTAGAGGCTACTACCGCGTCATCGTAAACGGTGGTCAGTTTAGCCAGCACGCGGACCCGAACGAGGCGATCGAAAACGCTGCGGAGGTGTTGGCGACTGACCCGAGCGTCATGGTCGAGATCCTGCCTCCGCGCATCACGGTCGAGTCGAAAGCTGCTGGCCCAGTCACGCTACCGAGTACACCGCCACCACAGTCCGATGGCGGGATGGATCTGGTGGACTTCTTGACCATGCTCGACGAACAGGCGCACGGTCCTCTCGTCGTCGGTACGGTCGTTGATGCTCCCGACTTCTACACAGGCATCCAGAAGCTCACGGTCGATCACCGTGACTCGGGCTCGTGGTTGGCACAGCGGTTGGCGGTCATGGACGCAGACGGCATCCCGCAGCGCGTCGGCCTGACGTGGCGAGGGTACGTGCTGCTCTGGAATCTGCGAGACCGAGACGCCATCAGAGTCGGGACGTAGCGTGTTCGTCTCCGATGAGGACGAGGACAACGAGCGCGAGGTAGCCGCGATTCTCGAACGGCGCTGGCGCTGCAAGCTGCGGAAGTTCGGCAAGCTCGACCCGATCGACTGGTGGGCCGAACGAGACGGCAAGGTCGTCGCGTTCGTCGAGCTGAAGTGCCGGAAGATCCCATCGACGAAATACGCGACCGTGTTCGTGACGCTGCGGAAATGGCTCGACCTGCTCCGCGCTCACGAGTGGACGATCGACGGCGTTCCCTCTTTGATCGTCGTGCGCTGGACAGACCGGATCGGCTACTACGAGATCACCGACCTGCCGCCCGGTCGCCTGTCAGTCCTACGCCGACGAGAGCACCGCGTCGAGCAAGACACCGAGCCAGCGTGGGAGCTTCCGATCAGCGGGTTCACGTGGTTGTGAAATTAGGTGTTGACACCATCAACGCCATGTGTATGTTTCAGTTATCAACCACCACCAAGGAGATCGAAAGATGACTCAGGAACTCGTAAACGCACTCAGCAACGCCCGCCACCACGTCGAGTGCCTCGTACCACAGGTACTCCTGACCACCAACGCCCTCAACTACACGTGGGTCGATGGTGGCGCAGTCATGGATGCGGTGGAGGGCCATGTCCGGTATCTGCACGCGGAGCCTGCTGCCGACAGCCTGACCGCAGTGCTGCCGGGGCACGGTCTTTTCACAGTGACCAAGACCGGGGAGGTGTACCGATGAGCGCGTTCATCTGCGACCCTCGCACGATCGGAGCCGCTGCCGCGTACATCGCCAGCACAGAGCGAGCAGACGAGCAAGAGGCGCGGCGTCTAGCGGTCAAGCTCGCCGTCGCGAACATCGTGAGCATCGACGCTCGGTACGGAGAGGGCGAGGGCGAGAAGTGGGCCGGAGACGGTTTCGCCTTCGAGTGTGCAAGTGCAGCCTCGCAGATCATCGCGGCACCTGTATCACGGGAACGTGCCCTCGGCGCTCTTCAGTGCCTTCAGTACCAGAGCTGCGAGTTCGAGGGCTACGCCGGAACGGAGCAGGGCAAGATCACCGAGGAGGCCATCGTCGGCCTCGTAGATGCGGGCGTGAAGCCCGAAGGATGGGATAGCTGGGTATGAGCGATTATTCCGACTTCTTGGCAAGTAAGGCGATCACCGATCTGCCCACGGGCATTTCGATCTCAGGAGCACTTAACACCCACCTGTTCCCGTTCCAGCGAGATGTCGTCAGATGGTCTTTACGACGCGGCAGGTCAGCGGTGTTCGCTGATTGCGGCATGGGAAAAACGCTCATGCAGCTTGCATGGGCTGAACACGTACCCGGACCTGTTTTGATTTTGGCCCCGTTGGCTGTTGCACAGCAAACAGTACGCGAGGGTCAAAAGTTTGGGATCGACGTGGAATACGTTCGCCAGCAACCGAAAGATCACGGGAGTCGCGTCTACATCACGAACTATGAGATGCTAGATCACTTCGATGCCTCGAAGTGGCACGGTGTCGTGTTGGATGAGTCAAGCATAATCAAGCACAAAGATGGAGCGTTTCGGAGACAACTGATCGAAGATTTCTCATCTGTGCCGTTTCGACTGGCCTGCACTGCGACGCCTGCTCCAAATGACTTCACTGAGTTGGGCAATCATTCAGAGTTTCTTGGGGGACTCTCAATGACTGAGATGCTCAGCACGTTCTTTGTGCATGACGGCGGCTCGACACAAAACTGGAGACTGAAAGGGCACGCTGTTTCTGAGTTTTGGCGATGGGTGTGTTCATGGGCTGTCATGCTCCGCAAGCCTTCGGATCTCGGATACGATGATGAAGGTTTCAATCTTCCGGGCTTGGTCTATCACGATCATGTAATCCGCACAGAGACGGCACCTGAAGGCTTCCTCTTCCCGGTGCAAGCCGAAACGTTGCAAGAGAGACTAGCGGCTCGTCGATCCACAATCGCGGAGCGGGTCGCAGAGTGCGCGGCTCACGTAAACAACTCAACCGAGCCTTGGGTTGTCTGGTGCAACCTGAACGATGAATCGAAGGCCCTCGCAGATGCGATCCCTGACGCGGTTGAGGTGAGCGGCTCTGATTCTAACGATGTCAAAGAGGATCGCTTGCTTGGTTTTTCAGAGGGTCGTTTCCGCGTACTCGTCACGAAGCCGAAGATCGCTGGTCATGGTATGAACTGGCAGCATTGTTCCAATGTGGCTTTCGTCGGATTGTCTGATTCGTGGGAGCAGTATTACCAAGCCGTGAGGCGATGCTGGCGTTTCGGGCAAGAGCAGGATGTGGACGTTCACATTTACACTGCTGAGACGGAGGGTGCAGTTGTCGCAAACATCAAACGCAAAGAAGCAGATGCACTCACGATGGTCGAGGAAATGACGGCGCAGATGAGAGACTTGAACAGAGAGGACGTGCGAGGCATGGAAAAAGAATCCGTTGAATACGTGACAGATCACGAAAGTGGCGCAGGATGGGATCTCCACCTCGGGGACTGCGTTGATGTGGTCAAGTCTCTTGAAACAGACTCAATCGACTTTTCGGTTTTTTCGCCACCTTTCGAGAGCCTGTACACGTACACGGCCACGGATAGAGACATGGGGAATTGTCGATCCTCAGAGGAGTTTGCCGAGCACTTCAAGTTTCTTGTGGATGACTTGTTCCGCGTCATCAAGCCGGGGCGATTGGTTTCTTTTCACTGCATGAACCTTCCGACTTCTAAGGTCCGTGACGGGGTGATTGGTATTCGAGACTTCCGCGGTGAGTTGATCCGTATGTTTCAGGCTGCTGGGTTCATCTATCATTCAGAGGTCTGTATCTGGAAAGATCCAGTCACGGCGATGCAGAGGACCAAGGCGCTCGGATTGCTACACAAGCAGCTAAAGAAAGACGCCTGCATGAGTCGTCAGGGAATCGCAGACTATCTCGTCACGATGCGGAAGCCGGGAGAGAACCCGAACCCCGTCACAAACACGAACGAGACTTTCCCGGTACAGCTATGGCAGAACTACGCATCTCCTGTATGGATGGACATTAACCCCTCCGACACACTGCAATACCGGAGCGCAAGGGAGCATGACGACGAACGCCACATCTGCCCGCTTCAGCTTGAAGTGATCCGTCGTGCTATTCGGCTTTGGACGAACGAAGGGGATCTGGTATTGTCCCCATTCACGGGTATAGGCTCCGAAGGCCATGTTGCCATCGAGGAGGGGCGCAGGTTCGTAGGCGCAGAGCTGAAGGAGTCTTACTTCAAGCAGGCTTGTAAGAATCTGGACGCTGCCCAGTCCTCTCGTGTGGACTTGTTCGCTTCTGCTGGCGTAGTGGTATGATTGGAGTCAAGGGAGCGCCACGGCACGTTGGACTAATGGATCGTACAAAGATCTGCGAAGCGTGCGGCGACATCTTCGCAAAGCCCTCGAATCAGCCGTGGGGCCGATGGCGTAAGCGTCGGTTCTGCTCACACGAGTGCTGGTGGATGACGAGGCCCAACTGGAACAGGTACGCAAACCAGAATGTGCCGCTCCAAGAGGATGAGCGGGATGCTTAGGGTCGGTAGCCTGTTCTCAGGGATCGGAGGATTGGAGCTTGGCCTAGAGCGGGCAGGGATGGAGGTGGTGTTCCAAGCCGAATACGACAAACAACCGCGTCGGGTGCTCGCGAGGCACTGGCCCGACGTCCACAGATACGAGGATGTGCATGATGTCAGGATTTCACGAGAACTTGTCCGCGAGCGTAACGACGGAGTCGATAGCGAAGGCTCTCCGCGCTGGCGCCAGCGCGAACTATCAAGGGGTGGTCCCCGGAATGGTGGAGGACCGACAGCCAATGCCGGACCAGTTGACGTTATTTGCGGAGGATTCCCGTGCCAAGATTACAGCGTTGCAGGAAAGCGCGGCGGCTTGGCTGGAGACCGTGGCGCGCTCTGGTGGGAAATGCACCGGATCGTTGCTGAGCAGCGCCCCACGTGGGTTGTCGGAGAAAATGTGTCTGGCCTCCTCTCATCGAACGGAGGAGCCGACTTCCGTACCATCATCGCCTCGCTTGTACAACTCGGGTATGGCGTCACATGGGCTACTATGGACAGCCAATACTTCGGAGTGGCGCAACGACGGAGACGCCTGTTCATTATCGGACATTCTGGAGGAGTCCCCAGACCCGAAATACTCGCTATCTCCGAGGGCTTGTTCGGGCATCCTGCGCCGAGCAGAGAAGAGGGGCCGGGTGCTGCCGAAGGCGTTGAGGCTCGCACTTACAGCAAGACAACAGCACAACCAGACTACGACAATTGGGACGCAGCAGCAGTGAACCGAACGCTATCAACCTTCGAGAACGCGAGCGATGTGCGGGCGAGCACGATAGTCCTCGCAGGTGACGGTGCCAACGCAGAGATCACCACGGACTCGTCACCGGGGCTGGGTCCGACGCTGAAGGTGGGGTCCGGTATCGGGATTACCACGATCCCTCGCCGCCTCACCCCGAAAGAGTGCGAACGCCTACAAGGCTTCCCAGACGGTTGGACAGCACGATACGACGACGGGACAAAAGTAGCTGACGGCCCACGATATCGGATGCTCGGCAACGCGGTAACTGTGAGCGTGGCTGAATGGATCGGGAGACGAATCATGCAAGCCGAGAAACAAGACAGGGCGCGGATAGGATTCGACGCTTCGCAAGACTCGCAAGAGAACGGAGCGGACCCCGGTTCGACTCTGGGCGCGTCCATGTAGAACAGGCTCGGGAAGCGCGTCTGATATGTCATGCAGAGCTTAACCGTGGGACGCGCACGGCACGGGGGTGGTTCCTCGGTAGCCATAAGACAGCGCAGCCCTCGTCAGCTTCGGCGGGCGGGGGCTTCGCACTTCACAGAACCCACTCGCGCGTCCTACCTTTGAGACTCAACCCAACCCCAACACGGAACGGGTGGATGAGTCCTAAGAAGCACAAGCTCGACCACGAGAACGATCTCTGGCTCCAGCAGCCGGGAGAGAGCCCGCAAGCCTACGAGGCGTTCTGCACGTTTCGCGACCTGCCGCGTCAGAGGCGCACGCAGAATCTCGTTGCCTTGAGGTTGGGAAAGAGCGGGACGATCATAAACCGATGGGCGCAACGCTGGTCATGGCACGATCGCGTCCTGCCGTGGGACCGCGAGGACGACCGCGTGGTCCTCGAAGAGCATTGGGACCGCCTGCGCGAAATGTCTGCGCGACAGTCTGACGAGGCGATGACGATGGCCTCGACTTTGATGGAGCCAGCGAGAGCGATCCAGAAGCTGATGCTCGAACAGCCTGACGCTTTCTATGATTATTTTATGGCCGACGATGGCGAGGGCGGCAGGGTGCTCGACTTCGACCGACTCGACCGCGTGCTTCACATGGTCTACACGTCGGCGCGGTATCTGCCGATGATCGCTGAGATGGAGCACAGGGCGCGAGGTATCCGTGGCGAGGTGGTCGAGCAGGAGTTCGGGAGCCAGCACGCCTCGCCGGTCGTCGGTCGCATCGAAGTCGGGCGCGACACCGCTGCCGCTTCTGAGTTATTCGCCAAGCTGGTCGGGCGCACCGCTCCGCAGATCGCTGTCAGTGATCGCGCTGGCTGACATTGATGACGCGGTGCTCGCTCGCAGCTACCCTGCGGGCTTCGCCCGTTATGCGAGCTTCGGGAAATGGGAGATCGCGGATCACCTGCTGCTGATTCAAGCCTACCTGTTAGAGCTTGTTTACGGAGACATCGACAACCTCATCATCTCCATGCCGCCACGGCACGGGAAGTCGATGTTCGTGAGCACGTATTTCCCATGCTGGTATCTGGGCACGCACCCAAATCACAACGTCATCCTCGCGTCATACGAGGCAGGGCTCGCGTCGATGTTCGGGGGACGTGTCCGCGATCTGATGGCAGAGTTCGGCGCGAGTCTATGGGGCCTGCGGGTCCGACCTGACAAGCGAGCCGCGAGCGATTGGGAGCTAGTCGGCAAAGGCGCGGACGGCACGCCGGTCGTCGGCGGCATGAGATCAGCAGGCGTCGGGTCGGGTGTTACAGGACGAGGCGCGAACCTCGTCATCATCGACGACCCCGTGAAAGACGCGGAGCAGGCGCAGAGCGAGAGGTATCGGCAGCGGGTCTGGGACTGGTATCTCGCCACGCTGTTCACACGTCGCGAACCCGGCTGCAAGCAGTTGTGTGTGATGACTCGCTGGCATGAGGACGATCTGGCTGGACGGCTCAAGGATCGGGCCGAGGAGCAGGCGGGCATCCAGTGGCACGAACTCTCTCTTCCCGCAATCGCTGAGGAGAAAGACGAGGGCGACGAACTCGGGCGCTCGCTCAACGATGTTCTATGGCCGGAACGCTGGCCGATCGACCAGTTGGAAACGGTACGCGGTACCATGTCGGCCTACTGGTTCGGGGCGCTGTATCAGCAGCGACCGGCACCAGCCGAGGGTAACATCTTCCGGCGCGACTGGTGGAGGTTCTGGGTGCCGCCAGAGCTAGAGGGCAAGCTGCCGCCTGTGCGCCTGTCGGGTACAGACAAAGCCGCTGAGGTCATTGTGCGTCCCGAGATGCAGCGCGTGGCGCAGTCGTGGGATCTGACCTTCAAGAAGGGCGAGGACACCGCGTTCGTCGTCGGGCAGACGTGGGGGCGAGCAGGGCCTGACGCTTACCTGCTCGACGAGGACCGCGCTCGTCGTAGCTTCCCCGAGACTGTCGATGCCGTGCGCTCGTTCGCGCAGCGATGGGATGAGGTGTCGGCTATCTGGATCGAAGACGCGGCAAACGCGCAGGCAACGATGGCGGTCTTGGCTGGCGAGGTGCCGGGGATGATCCCGGTGCGTGTTGAGGGCAGCAAGGAGGATCGTGCTCTGGCGATCAGCGCGTACCCGGAGGCGGGCAACGTCGTCCTGCCACATCCTGCGGTCGCTCCGTGGGTGGTCGATTATATTGAGGAACTCGCTAGTTTCCCTAATGGCCGATACGCAGACCGTGTGGATTGCACGAGTCAGGCGCTCCGCAGAATATTTACGACGGAGGAGAAGAAGCGCCTCGTCTGGGGGAAGCGACATCATCGGAGGTAGGACATGGCAGTCGGTATGATGCGGGCGCTAGGCGATTTGGCGACCCGCATGGGCATCTCGGGCAAGCTCGGGCAGACCTACAAAGGCGACCGGGATCTATACACGACATTCGGGTATCGTCGTGACCCCGACTTCAACACGTATCTCGACTACTACCTGCGCGGCGACATCGCTGCGCGTGTCGTGGATATGGCACCGAAGGCGTCGTGGCGACACGCTCCGATCGTGAGAGCCTACGGAGACGACGGTGGCGCGTTCGGTGACACGATCGCGATGCTCGACGACCGAGTGCGTTGTTGGCATCACCTGTCGCGCTTGGACGAGATCAGCGGCATCGGTCAGTTCGGGGTGGTGCTGATCGGGACGCGAGGCGGGCCGGTCACACAAGAGCCGGTCGGCCTGACTTCGCCCGAGGACATCATGTACCTGCGGGCATACCATCAAGGCTCGGTCGAGATCAAGGAGTGGGAGGAGGACACCACCTCGTCGCGCTACGGACTGCCGAAGGTCTACGAGATCCAGATGCAAGGCACGACGACCGACTCCTCCTCACGCACGACGACAAACCCGTCCCTGCTCGTGCCGTGGCAGCGGATCATCCACGTGGCCGAGCAGACGATTGAGGATCAAGTCTACGGACAGCCGAGACTCGCTCGCGTGCTCAACCGAGTCGATGATCTCAGCAAGGTTCTCGGCGCGTCAGCCGAGTTGTACTGGCAGAACATCGCGGGTATATGGCACGCCAACGTCGGCGCAGACATCGACGTGTCCGACGAGGATCTCGAAGCGTTTGAGGACGACATTCTCGCGGCTCGGCATGGCCTTACCCGACTCATCCAGACGCGAGGCGTGGACCTCGACGCGATCACTGGAGCGCCTGTCGATCCGCGTGGCGTGTACGACTCGCTGCGTCAGGTGATCTCTGCGGCTGCGGACATCCCCGAACGTGTCCTGTTCGGTAGTGAGCGCGGCCAGCTTGCCGCCGACCAAGATCAGCGCGAGTGGCAGGCACGCATCGCGTCAAGACAAGAGCAGCACGTCGAGCCGAACATCGTGCGTGCGTTCATCGACCGGCTGATCGACTTGGGCGCGATTGAGACGCCCGCAGACGGCTACGATGTGATGTGGCCTCCGATCGATGCGCCATCGACGGCAGACCGCGCAGAGACGGCTCAGAAGTTCGCAGACGCGATCGCGAAGGTTGCGCCAGCGGGCGCAGCGGATCTCGTCATGCCGTCGTGGGAGTTCCGGCAGCACGTGCTCGGGCTCGACCCGGTGCCGCCTGAGATGCCCGAAGGCTTCGATCTGATGATCGACGATGAGGAGGACTAGGTGCCGCTCTATCACTACACCTGCACAAGCTGCGGCAAGAGTCTGGAAGCCTTGCGACCTATCAACCAACGCAACGAGCTACCGCGCTGCTCATGCGGCAGTGTGATGGAACGGGCAGGGATCGAACTACAGAAGCGACCCCGCGTGCAGGGCGGCACGTCGATCAAGTACCGGAACTGAGGATGCTAGATGTCAGCATGGCACACGCGGACCTACACCGACCCATCGACCGGCGAGATCGTAGCGCGGTACGTCAGCCTCGACGGCGAACTCTGGATGCAGGCGCTCACCGATGATGATGTCGTTAAGCGTGAGGAGTCGCGGCGGTCTGTCCGCAGCGCAGCACCTCAAGCGGATCAGGGCGAGCGCCCAGCACAGGACTGACCCGTCAGGTACATCGGGGATCGTCCGGTCATATCAAGCGGACCTGAAGCGTCGATGGGCTCGGATCGAATCGCTGATCTGGCAGACGCTCGTCAGGAACGATGCGCTCAACCCGCTGCCCCGTGCGGCGGCGAATCCGGCGCGACGGTTCCCGAGCGATCCCGGCCTCCAGAACGAGGCATTCATGGCGTGGCTGAACAACGCGCTAGACGACGAGGTACTCGAAGTTGTGCGCGGCCCACAGGGCGCGATCACACGCAACACGCGCTGGCAGGATGTCTATGTCCGCGCAGGCTTCTCTCGTGGCGCACAGCACGCCGAGGAGGCCATGAGACGCGCAGGGATACCGTTCCCCGAGCAAACAGCCGAGCAACTGTTTCGCATCCCTACGAACGCCGCCACGCTCGCGAACCTCTACTCGCGTCAGTTCAACGAGCTTCAGGGTATCACGCAGTCGGCCAGCCAGCAGATCGGGCGCATCCTGACGCAAGGGCTCGCGACTGGTCAGGGTCCGCGTGAGATGGCTCGCGAGATGCGGCGAGCGGTGCAGACGATCGGCAGGAATCGCTCGGTCACGATGGCCCGCACAGAGATCATCAACGCGCACGCAGAGTCTACGCTGAACCGTTACGCGGACGCAGGCGTCGATGGCGTGACCGCGCAGGCCGAGTTCCTCACAGCACAGGACGATCTCGTCTGCCCCGAGTGCCAAGCCCTAGAGACGGGCGAGGCGTTGGCGCTCGACGAGGCACGCGGGGTCATCCCCGTCCATCCGAATTGCAGGTGTGTATGGCTTCCAGTGGTAGGGTGACGATGAGCAAACGACGGGCAGACATCGGACAGACAGCGAACGAGATCGTGGCCGAGCGGATCGTCGCGTTCCTGAATGGCTCGAACTTCACGGGCACGATCGTCTTCAACTGCAACAGCGGACAGATCCGCAACATCGAAACGCATCACAAGACCCGCACCGACGATCTGGTCGAGGAGTACCACAACGGGAACGGCAAGGTGGACACTGCGGAGCTTCTCGCGAAGTATTTGTGATGAACTGACCGCGAGCGTGACGGCACTCGCGGCGACTCCGACTCGAAGGGTGAGGCAGCTATGCCGTCAGCTTGGACAGATGAGCAGGACCAGTTCATTCGGCACCGCGTGGATCTCGGATATACCAACGCGAAGATATGGGCCGAGTTCCGAGACAGGTTCCCCGGAGAGCGATCGCTCCCGGCAGTCGCGAAGCGTCGAACGGCGCTCCAAGCAAGGTTGGATAAGCCAGCCAAACAAATCTCGGAAGACATCACGATCAACGAGGATAAAGACGACCTAGAGATACAGGTCGCAGCCTCGTGCAAGATCAAGACTGTCGATGATCTGATTGCGGCAGCGAAGATCGACCTGACGATCTGGGATATGCGCGACGGTGAGGCTCGCTCGCATTACGTGCCGATGCGGATTAACGACGAGCCCATCGTAGTCGAGACGAGATACGTGAGGGTTCGCTTCCGCAGGAAAGCCGCTGACCTGTTCGATCTCGCGCCAGCAGTCGTCAAAATCGTGCGGCCCAAGATCGCCAGACAGCGCAAACCGACCGCAGATGTGTCGGTCCACTTCGGAGACGTTCATTACCCGCACCACGACGAGCGATGCCTGTCTATCCTGCACCAGATCCTAGAGATCACTGACCCGACCGTCGTCGTCGATCACGGTGACACGCTCGACGCCGAACAGCTCGGGCGCTGGGCGAAAGATCCTCACAACCGGGTCACGCTTGCTGACGAGATCCGCATGGGCGTTGAGCACTTCGGGCGCATCTCCTCGTTGACCCGATCGGACTGTCAGCACATCTGGCTAGAGGGCAACCACGAGGACCGACTGAGGCGCACGATCTGGGACATGGCCGACCGTCGTGCGGCGGGTGAGCTACTGACCCTTCCGACTGTTCGCGACGCGCTCCAGTGGGGCAGCTTGCTCGGGCTCGACTCGCTCGGCTGGGAGCAGTACCCGTACCAAGCGACACACGACCGCCGCAACTTCTGTCTGCTGTTCGACCGCATCGTCTGCAAGCACGGCGCATCGACCGGGGCGCATCCAGCACAGGCGGAGTTCAAGAAGTACGGCAAGAGCGGCATCAGCGGACACACGCACAAGATGGCGAGCCACCATCACCGCGACTGGAACGGTCAGCTACGCTGGACGTGCCTCGGGCTCATGGGCCGCATCCGCGAGGACTACGTGGATCACGCAGCTTGGCAGCAATCGCTCGCGGTCGTCACGTGGTCGAAAGACAAAAGCCGGTGGGGCATGGAGCACGTGCAGATCATCGACGGTGAGTGCCACTTCCGAGGCCAGCGTCTCGTCGGTTGAAACAGGGTGTTGACATCCTCAACAGTATGCTTAAGTTGATACCATCAACACACCACCACTAAGGAGATCACGATGACGAACCCGACCGCTAGCCAGACCGAGCAGATGAACTTTGAGATGTTCTGCGAGCTTTGCTGGAGGATTCACCTGCGCGATGGTGGCACGGTGCGCGAGGCGATGGACACGGCGCTAGAGATGATGGTGGAGACTGCTCGCGAAATGGTCGCCAAGGCCGAGGGAGGCAACTGAGATGAGCACCCCCCGAGTCACTTCCGCACCGAACATCGAAGACACCGACTGCGCCACCTGCGGCAAGCTCCTCGACGCCGACGGCGGCACCGTCTGGATCGTGGACCCAGACGGCTGGGGCAACGTCACCTGCTCGCCCGACTGCGCCGACGAGGAAGCCTACGCACTGGCTGACCTGAACCCTGACACCAACTGGAGAGGGAACTGAGATGAGCACCTACCACTCATTCAAGGAGACTACGGTGCCCGGTCTTTCCGACGCCGACCGTGGCAAAGTCCACGCCCTCAACCCCCAGACGTTCAACGCGCTCTGTGGGTTCACAGGGGCATATCCCTGCGCCCCGCTTTCCATCACCTGCCAGAAGTGCGCGGCGATCATGGCGAAAGCCGAGGGAGGCAACTGAGATGAGCACCGACCTACGAGCCGAGGAGTCGATGGATGGATGAGCACCGGCACGACTTCATCAACCGCAAGTGCATCATCTGCGGGATCGGTCAGTGGCGATGCCTCACGTGCGGGCACTGGCTAGAAGAGGGGCAGAACTGCTACTTACCGTGGTGCGTAGAGAATCGGATCAGAGCTGCGCGGAGCATGGGCTGCTACGAGCTACCGAAAGATGACGCGATGCCAGACTCAACCGGGACGCCGTGAAGATCGTCACTGCCGACGAGTTCGACGAGTCGTCGGTCGAGCACGTATTGCTCGCGATGCTGATGAACCTCGAATGGCACGGCGTTGCTCTCGGCGCTGAGGCGAGTTCAGGCGCAGAGGTGCCGCCGTGTAACGCCTACGTTCTCTGGCGTGCCGTGTGCGATCAGCTAGGTATTAACCATCGTGATAGATATGCGTGTCTAGTAGACGCGGGCGAGTACCGAACTGGAGGCAGCGGATGAGAGTCGTAGTGATGGCGGCTACGATCGTCAGCGCAGCGTGTCACGCAGCGGAGCCCGAGCCGGTAGTGCTTGACCCGATCTACGCGGAGCCTGACCCGATCGCAGAGTACCTGCTATCCGCTCGCTGGCATTGCGAGTTCGATCACTGCGCGGACAGCGACGACATCGACCGCATCGCTGACGCGATCCATCGACACAGTGCTCGTCTCGGCTTGCCCGTCGATCTGATGGTCGGCGTGATGATGGTCGAAGACCCGTGGCTCGACACTCTCGTCGTAAGCTCGGCAGGCGCTCGCGGTCTGTACCAAGTCATGCCGATGCACGCCGACGCTTGGGCCGAGTGTACTACGCCGCTGACGACGATAGAGGGCTCGGTCTGTCGCGGTGCCGAGGTGCTAGCCGACTTCCGACGCGGACGCACGCTGACGCAGAGCCTCCTGCGCTACAACGGATGCAACCGACCGGGGCCGTGTCGCTCCTACCCAGACAAGGTTCTCCGAGAGGCCGCTCTGGTCGATTGATTTTTTTTCTCCGCACCTGTTGACACCCTCAACAGTATGCTTAAGTTGATACCATCAACCACCACTTACAGGAGACCAGACAGATGACCGACCGCAACGCGAACCTCACCGCCGACATCCAGCTGGCCGCTGACTTCACCGCCGCCGCCTTGGACGAGACCCGCGACACCGCCGCCTGCCTCCGTCTGGCAGCGGACTTCATCGGCTCCGCGCTGGCCCACTTCGACGGCGACTTGGACTACGTGCTCGGCTCGATCCGCACGAGCTTCGAGAACTCCACCGCCCGTCTGGCTGAGGCCGAGTACGGGGTCTAGTCGAAACGCCTCGACAGGGGCGTCCGGTGCCGGGTGGCTCCCGGCCCGCTGATGAGACAAGCCATCACCACTTAGGAGATACTGAGATGAGCACCAAGGAATGCTTCTACTGCACGGGCACGGGCGCCATCGAAGTCAACGACGACTTCGAGCGGACGTGCGGGCACTGCGGCGGGACAGGGCTCGACGGCAACACTCTGCGGGATGCCGCACCGTATCTACTGGAGGCGGCGAGGGCCGTCATCGCTGACATTGACGGGGCTGGGGTGCCGATGTCCAAGTCGCAGATCGACACGAAGGCACTCCGCGCAGCCATCGCCAAAGCCGAAGGAGGCAACTGAGATGAGGGGCACGTCATTGATGGTGGACAGCCCTCGGCCCTTCGGGGTCGGGGGCTTTGTCGTTAGGCTAGAGAAATGGCGACAGACTTTCCACGTAAAGGCGACGACCAGAAGGTCAGCCTCCGCAATTCGCAGTGGCAGCTATTCCCGCTCGCCTACGCCGAGGATCTGAAAGAGAACTACCCGTCGATCTGGAGACGAGGCGGCAACATTCGCGGCAACGACCAGTTCAGGAAGCTCGCTCCGATCGCTCGCCGGGGAGGCAGCGTCGAGAGCGAATCGGAGGAGAACGCCGTCAGGTTGCGCGAGGCATGGGTCGCTCGTCACTACGAGGATCATCGACTCGCTGGCGTCGTCGCGCAGATCAAGTGGCTGGCTGTCGGCTCACGTGGGCTCAGTCATATGAAGCAAGTCATCAACGAGGCGAAGCAGCGCGTTAGAGACAATCGCTGCCTGACGTGCGGACGACGGTTGACACGGCCCGAGCAGTAGCGCAAGATTCCCATTACCGGGAACCCCATACAGGGAACCTCGGTCAGTCACGTGACCGCAGAGTTCCCGTATGTCCAGACATATCAGCGCAGCCCATGCTCGCTTGAATGGTGTCATCGACCCGGCGCTCGTCCAGATCGAAACGCTCTCGGACGGCACCGAGATTTTGTCGTTCCCGGTTAAGGCGCTTCGCGAGCAGATCCTTGAGTGCATGACCTGCCTTCCCGGTGGCGAGTTCGTCAGCGGCACGGAGATCAAGAAGTCGATCTCGGAATGGGACGGGATGCCATTGACGATCGACCACCCGCGCAACGAGCGCGGCGTGCTTGAATACGCGAACCGCGATGCTCAGTTCTTGGAAGCGGTGAAGGTCGGAGAGATCAGCGACCCGCAATGGCGCGACGGTTTCCTCTGGGTGACTGCTCGCCTCAACCGCACGCTGGCGACCCGTAGCACCGAAGGTCGTGGGATCGTTCGCGCACTGCTCAACGGCAGCGCCGACGTGGAGGTCAGCACTGGATACGGTGCCGAGCTTCGTCCGATGGAGGGCGAGTTCGAGGGATCGAAGTTTGACTACGAGCAGGTCGGTATTGAGCCGGATCATCTGGCGTTGCTACCGATCGGCACAGTCGGCGCGTGTAGCGTCGAGATGGGCTGTGGAGCAGCGCGAGCAGCGCAGGCGATGCAACAGCCCGAGCAGGAAGACAACGCAACGGAGAACGCCGTGAGCGGGATCAAGAGATTGGCGCAGGCAATCCTCGAAGTGCTTGAGGGCGGCTCGTCAGAGGCCACCGAACCTCTCGCCTTGAACAGCGAGGCCGAGAGCAACGACGACACACCGGGCGATGGTGGCACCCCGGAACCAACAGAGGAGGAAGCTGTGAATCGTGACGAACTGATTCACGCCCTCGTCGGCGCTGCGTCACTGCCTTTCGATGCGGAAGAGCTGGGCGCGATGGACGACGAGAAGCTGACCAGCCTCGCGACTCTGGCCGGTGTGTGTGGTTGCGCTGATGAGCCGACCGCCAACGCTGAGGAGATCGACGAGATCGTCGAGACCGAAGCGGCACCCGAAGAGGTTCAGATGGTGTCTGTCACGCCCCAGCACGTCGAGTTCCTCGACGCACTGATGCGCGGCGAGCACCCGCTGATCGACGCGGCCAATGCAGCGCAGGCTGCTGCGGACGCGGAGCGCGACGAGCTTGTCGTGGAGTTGCTTGCCAATGAGGCAGTGGCTCTGTCCGAGCATGATCTGAAGGGCCTCGGCCTCTCGGCTCTGCGCGGTCTTTCCAAGTCCTTCAAGGCTGTTGACTACAGCGGCCTCGGTGGACCCCGTTCCAACGCACTCGGCGTCGGTGAGGACGACGGCTATATGCCGCTGCCTTCTCACGATGCCATCCCCGCCTAACAGGAGAAGCATGAAGAATGGCTAACGTCATTTTCCTGAAGGGCTCCGGCATCATCAAGGAGGCGGTCGCTGCTGCTTCGGGCATCAAGCCCGGTCACAGACTCGACCTCTCCCTGAACGCTGGAGTTCTCGAAGTTGGGGTGGGCGCTGCTGGTGGTGCCGCCGATGGTGGCCGGGCTGCTTTCGCTGTCGAGAACAGCGAGATCGGCTACGACAACACCGACGCCTATCCTGACAACGCGCAGGTCAAGTACGTCGTCGCCCATAAGGGTGACGAGGTTCTGGCCCGTGCCGCGACCGGCCTCACGTGGGCGACCGGCGCACCCCTCTATTCCGCAGCCAGTGGTCAGGTGACTGACGTGCCGGGTACTGCGGTGACTCCCATCGGCTATGCTTTGTCGGATGTCACGTCGAGCACTGCCGATCTTCTTGTACCGATGGAGGTGGCCTAAATGTCTGACACGACACAGGGCGCTCCGGGGCACGTGTTCGCCGGTTCGCCGGGTAAGACGCTCGCCGCGAACGGCTGGGATCTGAAAGCCCTCCGTCCGGTGCTGCGTGACAACGGGCCTCTGCGGGCGAACGACCTTCTTCGGAAGGACGAGTGGAAGGCGCTCGACGATGCGGTCGTCGAAGTTGCCAAGCGTCAGCTGGGCGCGATTGAGGACTTGCAGGCGGCGGGCCTGACCCGCAACCTCGGAAGCCTCGGCGTCCTGCTCGACGAGTACGAGGCAGTCTCGTACATCGACGAGGCCGAGCAGAACATGTCCGGTGTCGCACCGGGCCAGCGCGACCTCGCGAAGTTCACGCTCAACAGCGTGCCCATCCCGATCACGTATCGGGACTTCCAGATTCACATGAGGCACCTTGAGGCTTCGCGCCGGGGTGGTTCCAGCATCGACACGACGAACGCCGATCTGGCTGCGCGTCGGGTTGCTGAGAAGCTGGAGGATATGCTGTTCAATGGTTCGACCGTTGCGATCGGTGGCAACACCGTCGCCGGTTACACCACCGCGTCGAGCCGGATCACCGGCTCCCTCACGGGCGACTGGGCGACCTTCCCGACCGTGACGGGCGAGAACATTGTCAGCGACGTGCTGGCGATGATCGCTGCCGCAGAGAACGAGAACTACTTCGGTCAGTTCATGTTCTACGTTCCGGTGACCTATATGCAGGTCCTGCGGAACGACTTCAAGGCGAACTCGGACAAGACGATCATGCAGCGTCTCGAAGAGATCGACGCCTTCCAAGGTGTTCGGGGAACCACGTCACTTACGTCTGAGGTCGTCGCTGTTCGGATGACCCGTGACGTTGTGGACCTCTCCGTAGCAGCGCCCATTACCACCGTCCAGTGGGACGAGATGGGCGGCATGATCCAGAACTTCAAGGTCATGGCTGCGATGGCACCGCGCATCAAGATCCCCGACACGGCTAACGCCAAGACGGGACTGGTGCATTACACCTGACCGTAGTCAGGTGATCTGAGATTCCGGGGGTGGGGGTACGCCCCTGCCCCCGGTTTCGTTTCACACGACGGCAAGAGAGAGAAGAGAATGGCAAAGAAAAGTCACACGCACGTGCTTGCGAAGCCTCACGTCATGGTGCAGGGCAACGGCATCAGAAAGATGATGCCGACCGGCACGCCATGCTCGCCCACGGAGCGGCAGGTATTGAATATGCCTGACGTGTTCCTGCGGGCTGATGGTGGCGAGGATCGCGAGGAGTCGCGAGAGCACGGCATGAAGTTCCACTCGGTCGGCCACATCAAAGATCTGGCTGAAGAGACGGAGGACGTGGACACCCTCACCGCGATGCTCTCCGAGGAAGAGACGGGGCGCGACCGGAAGAGCGTGGTGCAGGCCCTCAAGAAGCGCATCAAGGAATTGAAGGCATGAAGCATCCGAGGGGAATCAACTGGGAGCCGTCGCCCAGTCCCCAAGGCCCCGCTATGTAAAACCGAGCAGGCGTGCGGCCACGGTCTGCGGATACCTCTGGCGGGTGTTTTATATTTAGGCTGACGCCTACGTTCGGCGTCATTGACAAGCGGCACCTCGCCACGATCGCGAGTCCGCAGGGAGATAGCAGATGGCTCGGACAACTACGTCGCGAGTGTGCAGTGTCATGGACACGACGCTCACCGAGGATGAGGTCGCACCGTTCGTAGAGACGGCGAACCTCATGGTGACCGCGTACCTCACTAGCACCGACCAGACTGCCGATGCGCTGCGAGAGGTAGAGACGTACCTCGCCGCGCATTTCGTGTCTCTGCGCGACCGCCTCGTCAAGAGTGAGGCAGCGGGCGGTGTCCGGTTCGACTATCAAGGCGAGACAGGCATGGGCCTCGACTCGTCGCACTATGGACAGACCGCCAAGCTGCTCGACTCCTCCGGGGTGCTCAAAGAGATTGACGGTAAGACCCGCATCACGTGGAAGCATCGAGCCGGTAGCGAGCGCACGAACATCGACTACCGGACACTGCTGCCTGACGTGGATCTGCTATGAGCAAGATCAAGTTCACCGGGCTCCAGCAGCTTGCGCTGTTCTTCAACCAGCTAGGCCGCATCAAGAACTTCGATGATGCGTATGTAGGCTCGGCGGTTGAGTACGGACCATACCAAGAGTTCGGCACCTCGCGGATGCAGGAGCGCCCACACTGGCGCGTTGCGATCCCCGAGGTCATTGCTGCCGCTGGTAGTGGAGGGCTGAAGCGAGAGATGGAGGAGTCGCTGATGGAGGCCGTCACGGGTGGCGCGTCTGCGGAGATCGACAGCGGCGGGAACCCTCCATACGTCATGGCTCTCGCGATTGAGCGCAGGGTCAAGCAGGTCATCACTGCCAAGAAGATCATCGACACGGGCAACTACCGCGCCTCAGTTGCGGCTGGCCGGTCGGAGTCCGAGGCATACTCGACATCTGTTTCACGTGCAACAACGATCGACGCATGAGCAGGTCGGCGGCTGTGCGGATGCTGAAGCGGTCGGGCGAGTTATTCACACTGACGACATACAGCGCAGGAGCCCGTGACGATTACGAGGATGTCTCGTACACGTCTAGCACAGGGTTCGCCAAGGTTCGCGGCTTACGGCTCAACAGAGACGCTGAGAGGCAGTACATAGACCAGACCGGCGAGGTGTCGGTCGCAGATGTCGCTGTGCTGTTCGCGTATCCGGTCAAGGACGAGCAAGGCAACGAGGTCACGATCTCGGATCTGACGACATCGCGCTTGCCCACGCTGACGGACACATACGGGCGCTCGTACACGATCGTTTCTCAGCGACTCGAATCTACAGCGGTCGGCGGGCTGATGCTCTACGGTCGCCGGGAGTTTGACTGATGCCGGTTCCTAGCGTGGACCCGATCGTATCGGTCAAGGATCTGGTCAAGACGAACTGGGTAGCTGCGAACGTTACTGGCACGACGACCCCGGACTTTCATACGGGCTGGTTCAATCCGAAGTCGAGTTCGCCACAGATGACGTTTAGCGGACGCAGCGAGGCGTTCGAGGGCCAGACCGGCTACGGTGCGATCGGGGCGAGTGGTCCGGTCCAGATCGCGAACGGCGTCCTGTTCGTGAACTGCTGGGCGTACCGAGACGACAGTGGCGTATCACCGAAGAAGCTCGTGCATGATATGGCCGAGGAGGTTCGTCGGATCGTGCTCGCGAACTACGACACGATCGCGGATCTCGACTATGTGTCGATCACGTCAGTCGATGATGTTGCACCACCAGAAGGGATAGATCCGATGGTCTTTCGGAAGGCTATCACAGTCGGGTTCAGATGGAGGACCACATGAAGATCAAATGCAGCAACGAAGGAGTACGGGCGCTCGTCATCACCGTCGATGGCAAGAGGTGTGAGGCGACGTTCGACAAAGGCATCGCGAGCGTTGATGCCGAAACGGGAGAGGCACTGGTCGCTGCGTACCCGGACATCATGGAGGTCGTCAAGAAGACGGCCCGCAAATCATCCACACGTAAGGAGTAGCCGCCATGTCATTCGAGAGTGGCATCGGTGCGCTGCGGGCGAACTTCATTCGGGAGACGACCGCAGGCACGACACCAACCAACCCAGCGTGGCTTCGGTACAGCGACGAACTTGATAGCGTCGGGAATTGGGTACCGAACACGAACATCGCTGCACGCACGGCGATCGGTACGCCAGACATCACTGGCTTCAGCATCGGCGCAGAGGACCACGAGTTCTCGGTCGCCTACAAGCTGCAACGCTGGCCTTCAGCGAGCGGCGATGCGTCATACGACGGTCTAATCCGTGACGCGAACGGATACCTCCCGGCGACTCACTCTTTCCTGTCGCGTCAGATTCTCTCTGGCGAAGGGAACCAGAGTGGGGGCGACTTGCACGTCTACACCTACGGGACGGGCGGCAAGATCGACACCGTAACCGTAAGCGGTGATCCGGGCGACAGCGAGCCGGTCGCCGTCGAACTCGGATACCGCTTCGAGAAGATCCGCTCCTATGCGGTGAGCCAGCCAACAGCGGGCACGACGATGACGGTCGTATCGGCATCTGCGAGCGATACCACGCAGGACGTGACGGTCGAGAACCTGACCGGCGCGACCAGCGAGACGATCTCCCTGTCGGGGACCACGCCAGTAGCCGGTGTTACCTCGTTCTCCGATATCGGTGCGGTGCGACTGTCTGCTGAGACGGTGGGAGACGTGACGGTCACGTTCACGACAGGCGGCGAGACGTGCGTCATCATTCTCGGCTCGGATTCGCAGCAGGGCATCGAAGGTGACTACGGCCTGCCGTTGCTCGGCTCGGGTTCGTATGAGTCGGCGCTCGGTACCGCGCTTGAGCACATTCTCGGTGACACGATCAACAAGGGTGGCAGTGCGCTCGACGTGAACGTGATGACGCTCTCGTTCGAGGTGCAGAACAACATCCAGAGCGATGCGGTCACACGCGGCAAGCTCAAGGTGCAGAACGAAGGACTCCGCAACTGTTCGGCCAGCGCGACGGTGTTCAGCGCACGAGGTTCGCACGACTCGACGATCGACCACCTGAAGGCCACGCAGGCGAATATCACGTGGCAGATGGCAGGCGGCACGCTCCAGCTTGACAGCGCAGTGCTGACCGAGCCGGGTCCGCGTACCTACGAGAAAGGCAGCGCGACCATGCAGCGTGATAACACGTTCACGGGCACGGGCATCACGATCACTTGATAGGGAGACGACGGCATGACAAAGAAGAAGCGAGCGGCGAACGGACAGGGGGCCGACCTCAAGATTGAGGACTTGTTCGTTCGTCGCACAGCGGAGGGCGAGATCGTACCGATCTCGGTTGAGGTTCCGGGCCTGAAGGGCAAGAAGATCAAAGTCTTACCGACGACGATCGGATCGGTCAAAGGGCTACAGAATCTCGACAAGGATGCAGTGACTTGGCCGATTGAGGAGAAGGTGCGCTACGTGCGGGAGCACGTGGTTGACCCTGCTCTCTCAGAGGTCACGATGGACGAAATCATCGACAACATGACGATGTGGGATCTGGACATGGTGCTCATCGCCGCGATTCAGGCCGGTAGCGCACTCAGGAGACAGCAGCAGGGAAAAGGGTAGGCCCGCGAAGGAGCTTCGAGGACAGTATTCTCGAAGTCGAGGCTTGGCTCCACACGCAGGGGTACAGGTACACTGGACCGGGCAATCTCTACGGGGTCACATTCGCGGAGATCGACAACCTCTCGGAAGGGCAGCGGCTTCTATCTCTGACAGCGGACGGCGTGACTAAGGGCGAGGAGGAAATGTTCAACCGTCTCGCTGAGGAGCTATAGGGTGAGCCTGCTAACGATTGGCGCGAAGATCACAGCCGACACCGGGGCGTTCGTCTCCGGCATGGCGCAAGGCACGCGAGGGCTGCAAGCGTTCGCAGGTGCCGCAGGACTCGCTACGGGTGCGCTCGGCGCGTTCGCTGGTGCTCAAGCGATAGGAGCCGCGATACGGCGCACTCGCGAGTATCAAGCCGAACTCATCAAGCTCAACACGTTGGTCGGTATCAGCGTAGACGAACTTGATGGATTCGACCAAGCGTTCAGAGACATCTCAGCGGTAACGGGCACCGCTGCGTCGGATGTCGCCCGCGCTGGCTTTGCGATCACGTCGGGTGGTGCGCGTGGCGCAGAAGCGATCGAAGCAATCGAACAAGCCGCCAAGCTCTCTGCGATCGGTTTGGGTGATATGCAGACGATCGGGCGCACGCTGACCGCTGCGTTGCAGACGTTCGGCAGCACAGGCTTGACCGCATCGAAGGCAGCAGACACGCTCGCGGCTACGGTGCGAGAAGGAAACCTCGAAGCCTCAGAGCTTGCGGGCGCACTGTCGCGTGTGTTGGGTCCAGCGCAAGCACTCGGCGTATCGTTTGAAGATGTCGGCGCGTTCATGGCGACGTTCACCAGACTCGGAGGTGACAGCGCACAAGCTGCCACGGGCCTCCTAAACGTGTTCAACTTGCTAATCGCGCCACCCAAGCAAGCACGCGAGGCGATGGAGGAGTACGGCGTCAGCGTGGAGCGTCTGAGGCAGATAGCGGGTGAGCAAGGATTACAGCAAGCGTTAGAGGCACTCAGCACGGCACTCGGCGGCAACATTGACAAGCTAGGCGAGACGGTGCCGAACGTGCGAGCCAGCAACGCGGTACTCTCGACCGCTGTCGTTCAGGCCGAGGAGTATGCTCGCATTCAAGAAGATGTACGAGATGCGACCGGCACAGCCGCGCAAGCGTTCGCCACGTACTCGGAAACAGCTGACGCGAAGTTCGCGAGGTTCGGATCGGCAATCGAAGGCTTGGGCCTCGCTATTGGTTCGGCCTTGTTGCCGAGCTTGGCTCTGATGGTTACGGGGTTACAGACGGCAATCGCACCGTTCACCGGGTTGATTGAGCACTTCAACGAATTAGCTGCGATTCTCGCACGCGACCTAGACGGTCCTTTGCAGGACTTTGTGGATTGGCTGCACGATCTTGACCCGAATCTCGACAGTGCCACGCAATCGCTCTACGACTACAACCAAGAACTCGCGAAGCTAGGCCGTGAGCCCGTAGACATTACGCCATACCAGCAACTTCAGAAAGAGCTTTCAGATTTAAGCGAGCAAGAACTCACCACGAAGGTCGAAGAACTGCGTCAAAGCATCCGGAATCTCACGCCGATGACCGAAGGATGGACGCAAGGCGCGATCGAGGCCCGCCGCGAACAGAAAAAGCTGGCCGAGGAACTGGTGCAGGTCAACACGCATCTGCAACAACGCACGGCAAGGACGAACGCACAGGCCGAAGCGGAAAGGCAGTTGACCGAGGAACAAGAGCGAGCACAGGCTGCGATCCGCACTCAGTTAGAACAACAGCGAGATGCAGAGCGACGAGACGCGATTGACCAGCTTCTTGGATCGCTAAAACAAAAAGCTGATCTGCTAGAGAAAGGCGAACGCGCCATGCTGGCGAATCAGCTAGAAACACTCGGAGCGACAAACGCGGAGATCAGTCATGCGCTGGCACTGTATGACAGCGCCGAAGCACAAAAGGCCAAGACTGCGGAAGAAGAACGAGCGCGTGCGGTGCGGGCTCGTTTGCGGCGACAAGATTTAGCAGACCGGATCGCAGCAAGTGAGCGTGCCGAAGATCGACGCAAGAAGCTACGGCAGAAGCTAGAGGAACAAGAAGAGAAACGTCGCCAAGCAGAGCAGCGCATGGCGCAGTTAGCGGAGCAGAATAGGCTGCGCGAAATCAGTCAGGCGGCGGGTGAGATGGCCGACGCTTTCACTGATGCGTTTGAGTCGTTGGTGAGCGACATCAATAACGCAGAGGATGCTTTCAAGAGCCTACTGCGGACGATTGCCCAACAAGCCCAGCGGCAATTAGTCACGAGGTTCATTACACAGCCTCTGACCGACGCGATCTCGGGCGCGATTGATTCAATTACCGGAGTCAGTCTCGACACTACCATGACCGGCCCAGACTTGTCTGGCATGAGCAAGCTGGAGACGGGCACCGCAGTGGGGTCGCTACGAGTCCAGCCGGTGCAAACGCCTTCTTCAGTTCGCGTGCAAACGAACCAACCGCAACCGCAGACAGTCGTGCAGCAGTCAATCACGTTCTCGCCCTCGTTCATCGACGGCGCAGACGGTGCGGCTTGGCTGCGTAGCAACTCGCAGGAGATTATGACCATTATCAGCGACGGTGCTCGTCGCAGTTCAAGCTACGCGACAGCGTTGAGAGGTTAGTATGGCGACGTTCCCGAGGACCAGACTACCGGAACGGGTTGGCTTGCCGTGGCTACCGGGCGCGATCAAGCAACGCTCGCAGGCCGGTCTGCTACAGATCCGCAACACGAAACAAGTCGGCTGGACGTGGACCGAGGAGTGGAACCTTCTGAGTGTCCGCAACGCGGACGACATGGCGCTCATCGCGTTCGTCACGAAGATGTGGAACCGAGGCGAGATCCACGACTTCACGCACCCGCTATTACCGGGTAGCGGTGTCGCTCGCAACGGAACGGGTACGGGCACGCCGGTAGTCAATGGCGCGAGCCAGACCGGCGACACCTTGAACGTGGACGGCTGGGGCGCATCGCAGTCGAATGTCATGCGGGCAGGCGATGTCTTTACGATTGGCACAACCGACAAAGCGGTCTACATGGTCGGCGCAGACGCAAGCTCGGATGGCGCGGGCGCGGCTACGTTGCAGATCAGCCCTGCCTTGCGCGTCTCGCCAGCAGACGGTGCGGCCCTGACGATCAGCGGTGTGACGTTTCGCGCTACTTGTCTCGACCGTTCGCAATTCGAGGGGTCGGAGGCACCGCAATACTATGGCGGGCTCACGCTGACCATAACGGAGGCGCTGCCATGACTCGGACACTGAACAGTCCGATAGGCGATCAGCGCGGCGAGTTCGCCTACCTGTATGAGATCAATTATTCAGGCGGGACGCTGTACCTGACAAACTCGTCGGCAGACGTGGATACAGCGGTACCGGGTGGCACGGGCGCGGCGAGCGTGGCGACGGACTCCAACGGCGTCAAAACGGGCGCGATGGATTTTTCGGAGTTCTCTGTTCAAGCAACGCTACCGACCGGCCTATCGTACATCGGAGACAACGGCGGTCAGACGATGGGCGTCGGCAATGATGCCACGGAGGGCAATTACGTCTACATGACGATGACTGCCTTTCAGTCGAGCGGCATATCCTTCGACGCTTTCGATAGCGTCATCACCGACAAGCAGAACAGCAGCATCGAAATGCTTGCGCGTATCTGGGTGCCGGGTACTTACGAAGACAACCGCCGCCTCGGTGGGCCGAACGGCTATATGGGAGGCACGACTGAAGCCACGCTCGACTTCCTCGGCGGCGATGTCTATATGCGTACGTCAGGCACGACGGACATCGAATCCGGGGTGCTCGAGCTAATCAACAACGTCGGCGGTGTCATCAACGCTGACATCCAAGAAGCGGATCAGCTCGGCGTGTGGATGTGGGTCCGCGTCAGGATCGAAGACGAGGGCGCGACGGACGGCAGGTACGCGAAGGCTTGGTATGGCTCACTCGCCAACGAGCCCGCCGGGTGGGACTTCTCCAATACGGGGGTCTTCAAGCGCGACCACGCGAACCTCGGTGACAAAATCGGATGGGGTGTTGCACAGCAGAACTATCGCGAGAACAGCGAGTCAATGAAGTGCGCGTTCCTTTCGTTCAGCTACGCGCCAAGCGGTGAGACGTTGACCGAGCCTCCTATCGCAGCAGTCCAGACATTCACGGCGGCTGGTGCCCAGCTTGTCCACGGACCAGCCGCCGAGACGGTAGACCGTAAAGCGCAGGGCGTCGAACTCGAACTCTACGGGATCGACCAGACAATCACGGACGCCATACAAGCGAACAACTTTCGCGGCCATGTCTTGCGGATCTATCTCCTGCACTTCGATCAGACGACCGGGGCACAGGGGACACCGGACTTGCTATTCGTCGGACGGCAGAACGGCGAGTGGCGCGTTCAGGAGACGCGGGATCATAGCAATCAAGAGAGCGGCGGCACGGTGTCAGTCAGGACTCGCGTAGCTGCCGACCTAGCACAGATCAACGCGAAGGTTTCCACGAGGTCGAACGTCCTCTCTCACGAGGAGATGATTCGCCGCTCGGGTGTCGCGAGTCCGAACGATCTCTTTTTCTTCCGAGTCAAGTCGCTCGCGAACAAAGAAATCTGGTGGGGTCCGACGAACCCCGAGAGGTCCGACTATACTACCCCGCGCAGAGAACCGGGCGGCGAAGGCGATGCGGAGGTGGTGTGGTAAGAGTCGCGAATCATGAGGTACTCGTCATCGACCTCGCAGAGCGTATGCGTGGCGAGCCGTTCGTCTGGGGGCAGACCGATTGTGCGTCGATCTGTCGCCGCACGCTGACCGTGATGCTAGGTGTTGATCCGTGGCGTGAGGCGTTGCCGAGCTACACTAATTTGCGCGAGGCGCGACGTGCGTTCGGTAAGGTAGACATGACGAGGATCTGGGACGATGCAAGCGAAGTCCGCGATCGTCTGATCGTGACGGGCGACATCGGCATCGCTCCGCAGCTAGACGGTCACCGCCTGCCGTCGTTGTATGTAGCACTGCCGCGCTCGCTGGCTCTGATCGCGAACCCGTCAGAAGGCACAAGGACTATCCCGAGGGCTCAACTCCTAGAGGGGACGAGGTGGTATAGATATGGCTAGTGTCACAGCGGCGACTATCATCAAAACAGGGCTCGTACTCGTCGGTCAGTGGGCGCTCGGGAAGCTACAGGATGCGCTAGACTCAGCGGGCGCACTCGGCGGCAAGAATCGCGAGTCGGTTGTTCGTCGCATTGAGGCGCAGAAGGTCAACGTCCGAAGCACGCAGGCATCGCTGCCGGTAGTGTACGGTATCCAGCGGGTCGGGTTGATCGTCAACGATGTTCGCAACGCCAGCAGCCCCAGTACGTTCTTCAGCGGAGCGACCGGCAAGGACGTGCTGGTAAAATCCGGTGCCATCGCTATCGGCTCCGAGGACGGGTCTGGTATACAAGCGGTAGACAACATCCGCGTCTACGACGACGGCGACTACGCCATCACATCACCCGCGTCGTTCCCCTCGTCGGCTGTCAACACCAACGTGGCGCTGCCGTACACGAACTATCTGAAGTACATCATCCAAGACGGTGATGATGCTCAGACGGTACCGAGTGACCTCGGGACGGCGATGGGTTGGAGTGCGGACTACAAAGCGCGAGGCGTAGCATACGGGGCGTTCTTCTGCCTGTACAACGAGAACGTCTGGAAGCGCGGCGTCCCGCAGATCACGATGGATGTGACCGGGAACAGAGTTTACGATCCACGCACCTCGTCATGGATCGGCTACAACGCATCGGGCGCATCCTCTGACAATCCCGCACTCTGCATCCTCGACTATCTAACCTCGAAGCGGTACGGGGCGGGCATCCCCTACGCAGCGCGGGACGGTGGCACGCTCGACTTCATCGACGAGCAGAGCTTTGAGGACGCAGCAGACTACTGCGACGTGTTGGTCAACACGTACACGGCAGGACCGCAGGAGAAGCGGTTCCGCATGAACGCGGTGGTCGATACTTCGCGGGTCGTGTCCGCGAACCTCGTCGAGATGTTGGCGACTTGCCGAGGCGAACTCGTCTGGCAGAACGGCAAATATCGGCTCATCATCCGACAGCCGCAGACGGCTCAATCTTTTGAGTTGACCGAGGACAATATCGTCGGCGCGTTGGATTGGACACGGCAAGGAACCAGCGTACCGAACCTTATTGAAGCCACGTTCCCGAACGGCTCGGGCGACGACTATGTGGCCGACAGCATCCAGTTCCCGCCAGTAGGCACGACGACCTATCTGGACGAGGACAACGGCATCGAAAACCGGCTGGAGATCGCGCTGCCGTACACGACGAGCATCTACCAAGCGCAGCGCACCGTGGAGACGATGCTCAAGGAGTTGCGTGCGGACGTGTACGTCACTCTAACGGCCACGCAAGCCGCGTACACCTTGCAGGTCGGAGATGTCGTCAACGTCACTCACAGCGGCCCTCAGTGGTCGCAGAAGCCATTCGTGGTGCGTAGCGTTGCGCTTACGGCTGACGGACTCGTGGGGCTCGGCTTGCAAGAGTACGACTCGACCGCGTACACCCTGACGACCCCGGATCAAGAGTCGTCGGACGATGCCATCGACTTGCCCGATCCGCAACGTGCGTTCATCACGATCGGTATGTCTGGCGACCGCTTCGTGTCGCAGGGTGCGACGACGAGCGGAGGAGTGGCAGCGCAGCAGTGGAAGCGGCGGCTCCAGTTCCGCACGGGGATCAACACGCGGTCGGTCAACATTGTATACGACTTCGACCGGCCCGGTCTGGCTGGGGGAGCCGCGACCAACTTCTCGCGCAACTACGTCCTCAACGTCACGCCTGACACTGAGGTCACGCACATCCTGCAAGACGGTGCGAGCGCCGATCAGATTTTCCTCGCTCGTGACGACAACGGCACGACCAGATACGACGAGGCGATCAGTGTCACGATCACGCCGAACGATACGACGGGCGGCGGCGGGCAAGACGGGACAGTCGTCACGACACAGATCCTCGACCTCGCACTAGAGGATGATCTCGGGTTTCGGGTAGACGCTGAGGTCGAAGTCGTCGAGGCGAACTACGCGGAGGCGAACGGTGATGCGTGGTTCTCGTTTACGACCTCCATCGCATACTTCGCGCAAGGCTTCACGATGCCAGCCGGTACCGACCGCGATCTGGCGTCGGTCGAGGTGTACCTGCAACGGGTCGGATCGCCAACTGGCGACGTGAACCTGTACGTCTACGACAACAACGCTACGCCGACACCGGACGAGCCAAACGCTTCGGTCGCTGCGGCAACGACATCATTCACGGCATCTAGTCTGAGCGCATCGGGTCAGGTCGTTCGTCTGGACATGGACCGCGTGAGCCTGACCGCTGGCGGTTCCTATTGGGTGGTCGTCGAACACATCGACAGCAGCGGAACCGACTACGTGCAGATCCGCGTGGACGAGTCGAGCCCGAACGGTTCGGACATGACCGACACGGCTACCTCGCCAGAGATCGTATCGTGGACCGTGACGAGTGCCTCGACCAGACAGGCGGCGGGCTTCTACGTGCGGCGGTTCGGCACGCAGGTCGTCCCGACCCGACAGCTTGCGCCCGCTGCGGACAAGAGTGCGAAGTTCACATGGCAAGCGGACGGCACCGTTGCACTCGCCAGTCTCACCAGCGGAGGCGGTGGTGGTGCGACCACCCTCGCCGGCCTGACCGACACCACGATCACGGCACCGGGCGCTGGCGACTTCCTCCGCTACAACGGCTCGACGTGGCTAAACACCACACTCGTCGCAGGAGACATCCCTAGCCTAGACGCTGCCAAGATCACGACGGGGACGTTCGCTACTGCGCGTATCCCCGACCTCGACGCCGCCAAGATCACGACAGGCACGTTCGCCATCGGGCGCATCCCGGTTGCATCGATTGACCACGATTCGTTGCTCAACTTTGTCGCAAACGAACACGTCGATCATTCAGCCGTGGCGATTACTGGAAGTTCAGGACTCACAGGTGGCGGCGATCTTACCGCGTCTAGCAGTATCACGGTGAAATACACGTCGGGCTCCAACCTCATCGACAGTGCCGCAGACAACGGGGATGTCGTCGCGGCTGATTACATCCTGTATCAAGACTTAGACACGGGAGAGGTTCGTAAGGACACCGTGGGCGCTCTGCCGTTTACGAACAACACGGGAGACGTCGAGAGCGTAGCTAATGCGACCAACGGCGGCTTGACCGCTACGGACAGCGGCGGGCCAGACGTTACCCTCGCGCTCGCTGTTGACAACCTATTAGATCATTCTGGCACTCTAGCTGCCGCTGACCGTTTTGCTGTTTGGGAGTCAGGCGCGGGGACGCGCAAGATCGCTGCATCATCTATTGGGTTGAATCTTTTCAACAACAACCTGTCCTTAGACGCAACCGACATTGCTGCTGGACAGTTCGCAACCGTAGGCGGGACGTACACGTTCGCGGGGGCGGCTGTTCTGCGGATGGGAAGCAACACCACGCAGCCGACCCTTCAATTCTGGGATCGTGATACAGTAGGAGGTGCGTACAGGGATGTCATCACGGTTCCCGACGTCGAGGAGCTAGACATCGGGTCACTCGGTTGGGCTGTAGACATTCTCGGCTCATCGGTGCTCGTCAATGGTGCCGCAATAGGTACAGTCTCATCGGTCAGTAATGCGACGAATGGCGGCATCACGGTCACAAATAACACGACCACGCCAACGCTCGCGGTTGACGCGAGTGATTTGCCCAACTTCACTGCCGCTACCTCTATGGAAGCGACGGATAGGTTCGTCGTCCACGAGGCAGGGCAAGCATCCCCAAGTGCGAGGCAGATCGCTCCTGTCGACATCCCGTTGAGCATCTTCAACAACAACTTGGGCCTCGGGCAGAACGTCCAAGGTGCGGGGATCACTCTTAGTACCACGACGGTCACGAACGACACAATCGCCATCGACTACCAGACCACATCGAACGTCATCTCCGATGCGAACAATTTCGCGGGCCTGAGCGTCGATGCTGCGAATGACAGGATCTTGATTGACGATGTGAGCGCAGCCGGTACGAGCGTCGATCCCAGAGTCGGGTACATCAACGTCAATGATCTTCCGTTCGCCACCCCAACCCACACACACCCCGCTTCCGATATCACTGCGGGTACATTCGGCTCTGGCGACTACACGTTCCCCGCCGACTTGACGGTTCAGGACCAACTTCAGGTGACCGGCACTGGCCCACACTCCATTGGTGGCGCGGCAGTTGGCAGACACCAAGTTCTCCAGTACGGTTCATTCACCAGTGACGGGAGCTTAACATACGCGTCGGCCTTCCTTCTGGATACGGCTCTCGAAGGGGCGTCTGGTGACACCGACAGCTTGGTGGGGATGTATCTAAGCGCGAACATCACTACGCAAGGCGCAACGCAAACGGTCACCGACGTAGCTCAGCTTCTGATTGAAGAACCAGCGATAGTGGTGGGCACGGGTGACACGATCACCAATGCCAGCACTCTCAAGATCAACAGTGCGCCTGATGAGGCTACCAACAATTACGCCCTGTGGGTCGCGAGCGGGCTGTCGAGATTCTCTGGCGACCTACAGGCGTCGGGGGATCTGTTCGTGAATGCCGGACTCAGCCTCCAGAACGAGACATCGGCCACCGATCCTACGGCAGCAAACTCAGGCTACCAGACGCTCTACTCGTTCGACAACGGCAGCACATTTGAGCTTCGGACGATCGTGTCCGATTCTCCGAACCCAGATCTGGTCCGCAACATCCCTCTCGTCACCGGCTCGGCAGCTAATAACGAGCTGCTCGTCTCTACCGGCACAGACCATGAAGCAGAGTGGTCAGGCAGCGGACTAACGTGGAACGGCACGACACTGAACGCCACGAACTTCACCGGAAACGGGTCGGGGCTTAGTGGTGTGTCTGCCAGTGGTCTGACGCTCAACGCGACAGTCGCCACGAACACCTACTATCCGGTATGGTCCGACGCCACTTCGGGTTCGGGCCAGACGACCTTTGGTGACAACGTAATAAGAGTCGTCATCGGTACGCCGGATGAGGTTACGATTGCGGGGAATCTCACGACCGACGAGGTAGACACGACCACCGGGGGAATCCTGACCGGAGGCACCCAGCGCGTTCAGCAGGACGGGGATCTCGTCAACATCGGTTCCATCACAGCGACGGGAAACTTGATAACCAGTGGAGCGGGTCCGCACTCAATCGGCGGCTCAACTGAAGATCATGTACAGGTGCAAATTGCAGGAACCTTTACATCCGGTGGCAGTTCTTTCTCTAACTCGTCTTTACGCTTGGACTCGACCCTAATCGGAGCGTCGGGCGACACCAGCTTCCAAGCCCAATTCGCCGCTGGAATCGCGGTATCTAATGGGTCAATAACAACCCAAGCAAACGACACGGTGACCGATGTCGCCACGATGATCTTGGGTGAGCCAAACATCACAGTTGGCACCTCGGGAGCGGTGACAAATGCGTCAACCCTGAAGATCACTGGTGCGCCGGATGAAGGTACCAACAACTACGCGCTTTTCATCGATTCCGGTGACGTTCGGATGGAGAGCGTTGTCTACACGGGCAATCTCCAACCGCTCTCTAACTCGACCTTCGCGGTCGGCACGGCGATCAATCGGTGGTCTACCGT